CCAGTTGGGCCAACTGCGCCAGTAAGTCCTGTTGGACCTGTAGGTCCGACTAATCCTTGAGGGCCAGTAGGACCTGTTGGTCCAACATTGCCTTGTAATCCCGTAGGTCCGGTTGGGCCTAATAATCCTTGATCTCCGGTAGGGCCTGTAGGGCCTGTATCACCGATAGGACCTGTAGGTCCAATTAAGCCTTGATCTCCCGTAGGCCCAGTTGGACCAACAGCACCAGTTAAACCTGTAGGACCGGTAGGACCAACTGCGCCAGTATCACCGGTAGGGCCGATCGGACCTGTAGGACCAACTGCTCCAGTCTGTCCAGTAAGTCCGGTAGGTCCTGTAGGACCAACAGCGCCAGTTAAACCGGTAGGTCCTGTAGGACCTAAATTACCTTGATCGCCGGTCGGACCTGTAGGACCAACTGGTCCTTCTGGACCGGTCGGACCACTTATAACAGCGGCATCGACAGTGATAGTGCTGCCAGACTGAGTAATGCTGGCGGCGCCTGTAGCTTCAAGCGTTATATCGCCTGAAACAAAAGATCCTAGAGAAGTTCCCCTTACTCTAGTAATTGTGTCAGCTGAATTAAGCGTGCTTCCGGTAAACGATAAATTACCGCCAAGAGTTATCTCTTGAACTACGCCGGTACCTGCATCATATCTTCCCAGTAGTCTCTGCGAAGATATGTCCTGTATCTTGGCAAAAGTTACAGCTGAGTCACTTATTATCGTCGGTATAGTACCAACGCCTGTACCAGTTACATCTCCCGTTAGAGTTACGTCAGCAGGGCCGGTAACTGGTGTTTGCCAAGTACCGTCGTAAGATAAAAAGTCGCCTGGACCTCCCGGCAGGACAGGAATTAAAATAGGAGGCCTAGGCGACCAAGTAATATTAGAAGATCCATCGGATACCAGCGCTGACCCTACCGCAGGAGGGCTGGTAGCCGGAGTTAAGAATAACTGACCTAATCTACCTATACTGGTAGCGTGATAGGATCTTAAAAACATTACATTAACTAACGTTAAAGTTATTGGCTAATATCTATACTCTTTACACAAAAAACAGTGAAAGAGGCGTCTTTAAAGCAATCGTCAAAAGTTACCGACTGCGGCGTACTTTCAACTATTTTTTGAGATGAGTCATTCTCGTCTTGATCTCGTAAATGATCTTCATCTGAGTAAAACTCGGGCAAGTCATCATCGTCGTCGTCTTCGTCGCTGTACTCACCGTCTTCTACGTAGTATTCTTCGTCAATAATTAAATTGCCGTTCTCATCTACGTGATCGTTGTAGAACACAGAAAAAGAAGGTAGTCCAAAGTTAAAGCCACAGTTAGAACAAGTGGCTGACTTAGGCCCCATCCAAACGTCTGACTCTAGCTCTATACTTATTGAACCTTGCTCAACTATCTCAGGTAAGTCGTACTCAGCTAAAGACTCGTTTTCGTCTAAGAAGGCTAAATCTGTGTTTGCTTTGAGTTGTATGTAATTGTTTAAATCACACTTTGGGCAACGCCAATGAAAGTTAGGCGTGAATGTGACCTTAAACCCATGATCACACATGACTGATTCCTAGATGAGAGCTATAAAATAGAACAGCCACCCCACACATTATCACGTATGGGGTGGCTGTTTGGTAATAATCTTGCTTTGTTTAGCAGCCGAGCTTTATTAAGTCGGCGTAACGTAGCAAGGATCTTCAGTCTTAAGAACTTCGTCATCGAGGATGAGTGCCTTAGACTCTTCCGTATCGATGTCAAAGAGAACGACAGCAGGAGTGTTCTTGATTTCCAGCCAGCCTTGGAGAAGAGCATACTCTAAACTCTTGACAAGCTGCTCAGTAGAACCGATCCTGGGTCGACGGCGAATCCAATTGTGGACAGTGCCCATCTCACTGAACTCTTGACCAGCGTTGAGCTTCACGCCGTACGGAGGCAAGAATTCAAAGACTCTAGCACCACCACTAGTGTTAACTACCGTCGTTTTAAGGCATTCAACGTTAGCAGACATTAGTTTTCCTCGCTAGCTTGCAACTGAGCCTGCTCGCACAAAGCCAAGACAGACGCAGCTACTTCGGGGTGTAAAGCGAGCTCAGCTGCCTTAGCCATGTCGTAATCAGCCCGAGCTTGCTGCTCTTGAGCCAACTGCGAGTTACTTGGAGCAGCCTGACTGGCTAACTTATTGTAAGCGGCATCAATAAAACTCGCGGTCTTATCGTTGCTCTCCACCAAGTTATCGACCATCTGAGCCATGCTAGCCAACTTGGCTAATTGCTCATCGTTTTCGACGGGGATACCTTGGTTAATTAATTCTTCAGCAAAAGCCTGCATGGCAATATTTTCAATAAAGCTGGCAGCTTTATTTAAATCAATATCGTATGCCTCAGCTAATGTTTGAGTTGCTTCTGACATTGTTTCAGTACCTCATAGGGTTAAAGATTGATCCGGTTCAGCGTAATATAACTGAACCGGATCAACTCTTGTAGTGATTTACAGGTACTGCAGACCACACAACGCACCAGGATGGGCGATGGTGATGCCGAAGATCTCGTACTGGAAGAACTGAATGATCAGGTCGTCCAGCTTCTTCACGCTCATGGTCGGCGGGATGTACTGGACATAGCGTCCGAGATACTCCTGAGGACCGAACATGAAGATATCCGCAAACGGAACAAGCTTACGCTTGATCGTAAAGAGGATATTGAGACCACTGTAGGTGCTCTCAGCAAAACCGTTCTTGGCCAAGCTGACAGCGCTCTCAGTACCGTGGAATTCATCGAGCTGGAAGAGCTCGAAATCGGTCCGGCGGAGGTTGTTAGCCAAAAGGACAGTCGGCTCAATATTGAACTCGGTGTCCCTGAGGACGTTCTTACCTCGCTGAAGCGACGAGTGAGTAAGAGCTGCACCAAGATCTTGGTACATAGCCTTACCAACCCAAGGAAGAACGGTACCAGGAGTAGTACCTAAGATCCGACGGCAAGCCTTCAAGAACTTCCAGTCGCGCAAAGCGATGAGTTCCTTGGTCATGTTATCGGCTAGGATCTGGCGAAGATCTTGCTGATAAGTTTCCAAAGACAAGAGCTCCATAGTAACAGCCGGGGTCTGCATACGCTGCAGAACAACCGGATAGCGCCGTCCCTTAGGAATATAATCTTCGGGAGTAGTCGAATAATCGACTGGCACAGCAAATGGAGCTTGGACTTCATATTCGAACAGCATGATAGGCTGGTCGGTGTGCATCTGCGGCACCAACCGGTTACGGTCATACTCGCTCGGCTCAATAATCCGCTGGGTAAAGCTACCTTCGCGGTTACTGATACGTGTATAGTCGGTCAGATCTTGCGCTGCCGACTTATGCATGGCGGGGTCATCGGAAGCAATCTTATCAAAAAGATTTTCCGACCATTGCCGCACTTCAGCTTCGGTCATGGCCATATAAATAAAACCTTATTAAAGTGTTAAAATATTAAACGGTTAAAAACTATTATGCGTCCACGAACGTCTTAATGTCGCCGAGAAGCGCAGTAGTTAGAGCAGTAACCGGGGGACGATAAGTAGTGTAAAACGGAAGCATAGCCGTTCCATCAGGATCGATAATGTCACCACTTACGATCTTGCCCAGAGGCTGGAAAACAGCTGGGGACACGATACCGACGATGGTATCGCGACCGTAAAGAACGCCATCGTTAGTAGCGATACCAGCGATAGTGCGGGCATGGACAGCCGAGCCAGGACCGTGTGCAGGATCGTGCTCAGGAGCCTTGAGATACTGCCCAACCTTGTAAGTCCGCGAGCTATCGAATTCGCTGGTAGCGAGCTCGTAACCTTCGAGACCTACGAAGAACAGCAATTGGCCAGTCGATCCGTCGTCCCAAGTAACACTTGTCGAAGTGACCGAAGAAGGACCAGGGAAACCTCCCGAGTAAGCATCCGAATCACGGAAAAGCCACACAGGAACCTTGTTATTACCGGCGCAGCCAAGCTTGGCTGTCGGCAAAGTTCCAGGATCAGCTGTCGGATCCAAATGCAAACACCGGCCAGCTGGCATAGCGTTGCCGTCAAAGAGAGCCGTTTGCGTAGCCCACGGCACAGCGTTGCACACAAGGTGGTTACCCTTGTAGAAGTGCCGCATGGGCTGCAACCGGTGAGAAGTCATATCCCGGTAGCTTTGAGTTGCCATATTTAAAAATCCTAAAATAGGAGGAAAGCTCTAATTAAATATAAATTAAAGCTTTATGTTACTAAAAACAAGTTTTAAATTAAATTACATTGAAACACGACCATGCGAAAGCTTGTAGATTTCCGAGGTCGAGTTAACATGAATCGACGCCTGCTTGTGGTGAGCCGGACCACCTAGCTCTTCCGAGCGGTTTTCCTTAGCTTTCTTAGACAGAGCACCGAAACGGTCAGCCATATCGTTGAGTACGCTAATCAAGTTAGCTCGCTTGGCTAAACCAGCGATAAACTTGTCCTTAACCTGCTCAGCGATAAGAGGGGATCCATCGGCATCAGTGATAGATGCCAACTTATTCACCAAGGCCGGAATCTCATCCAAACCTTTAGCGTTCTCGCTCTCAAGATTAGCCAGCTTAGTAGCTAACTCTTGGGAATGAGTTTCCAGTTCCTTGATAAGGTCGTTGGCCTCTTTGACGAGGTCGACCATCTTGGTTGGGTCAATCTTGGACATATTAAAACCTTATAATGGTTGACTAATAAATTGATTACTTGCGGCGAGCTCGGTTTACTTGCTCTTCAACAAGCTTGCGTGCTTCCTTCTTTACGTTTGCCTTAGCCTCTTTACGAAGCTTATCGGCAGCCATCTTAGGCTCAGCGGCAGCCATAGGATCTGCAGCAGCCATCTCACCGCCCTCACCGCCTTCGCCAGCCGAAGCTGCCATCAGCATTTGAGTCAGTTCCTCAGGCGACATGCCCATTTCTTCGGCCAGCTCCATAAGCGCTTCTTCTATCAACGCTTCTTCGTCTGCCGGCTCGCCCTCCATACCTGCCTCAGGGACCATGCCCTCTTGAGCAGCCATAGGATCTTCGCCGCCTTCTTGCTGCATAGCCTGCATCAACATGGCTTCCTCTTCGGGGCTCATGTTGGCGCGCTTCTTGATAACCTTCTGGTTAGCCTTCTTGCTGTGATTCTTCTGCATCTCTGCAGCTTCGCTAGCAAGGTAAGCAGCAACCTTACGGGCTTGGTCGATTCCAAACTGCCGAGCCAAATTGACTTCTTCCGTTACACGAACAAAAGCAGCCTTAGCAAGCTCTGGATCGCCGTTGGCAAGTTCGCCGTAAATACCGAGATCACTAGCTTCTGTCTCTTGAACAGAGCTATCCGAATTCTGCTCGGATGCGGTCTTATCTTCGACAGGTGTTTCAGTGGTCTCGTTCACGCCGTCAATAAACTCCGCAAAAAGAGAAGCGGCTTTATCTCGCCAAGCTGCTACCTTCTTTGAAGTAGCATCTAATGTTGAACCGCCGAGCTCGGTACCAGGTAGCGAAGTACCTGGGTCGATGCCCGACGGAAGAGAAGTAGCTTTATCTTCCGACTTGGGATCTTCACCAGCCGGAGCTACCTTAGAGGAATTCATGGGAGGATTGAGGTGGCCGCTCTCGGCAGCTTCGTAAGAATCGGAAGTAGTTCCGGTTTCACCGTAAACTTCCTTATTAACGGCATCATGCTCCTTGGCACGCTCGCCCTCAACCACAGGCTTGTCTTCATTAGGGGCTTTCACCTGGCTAGAGGTGCTGCCACCAACATCTGCAGCGGATTTCGAACGCAAAGCTTCCTCAAGAAGCTCTTGAATCGAGGCGGTCTTGGGCCGCTTTGAAGCAATCGACATACAAAAAACTCCGTAAAAAACGGGGACGGTTTAAATCTAAGTTAAAACAAAAGCCTAATAATTAGCAAGAAGGTGTCGCTATTAAATTTAACGCATTAGGGTCTTTATCGAAAATTTCCACAGCTGCAGCAATTTTCATAGCCGTAAAGTTTAAGGCCGAATCTAACGCGCCAGGCTTAAGTTCCGACAACAGGTTACTAACATACGGAACACGTCTCTCCTCAAAAGCTGCTTTAAAAGCTCTCTTTTTTAGAGATTTCTCATCCCAGCTATAGCCGGGAGCCGAAGTAACAGCCTCTAGATAGTGGCCGACACTACGTAAAGGTTGTGCGGTAAAGTCCGATCGCTTAATCAAGTCAACAACATAACCAGATGAAACGATCTTAGGTAATAGTCCTATACTAAGTAAGTCTGCTTGCGCGGCTGTCTCGTCATCATAGCCGGCTTCTTTAGCTAATTGGCTAGCGCTAGGCAACTCTCTGTTACTGGTTAAACGCTTAAGACATGCTCTTTTTACTATAGCCGGAGCGTGAACTAAGCCTTTTATATCTATCGAAGCCGAAGGATCACCTAACCTAGCACAAACAGCTGCGTGCTTATCTAACGTATCTGTGTCTTTAGGTACTGTAATACTTTCTTCTATCTGCGCTAACTTGCCAGCTACAGAAGCTACCTTAGTAGTCCAAGCTGTGTCAGCTTCGCTAATAGCTATCAAGTCTAACCTAGGACGAACCAAAACTGATGCTTTTTTATTTAAATCAAACAGTGCAGCTCCAGCTGCAATTCTATCGGCTGGAACCTCTACATAACTAAGATCATAGAAAACATTGTTAGGATTATCTACGTATTGAACCCTACCATCTTCGGAAATTTTGCATAATCCTTCTCTACAACCAAATAAATCACAGGTACCGCCTTGATTTTTAGGCGTGCAGTATTCGGCACGCTTTGTAGCTACGTTACCGCAGATACCGCACACATCCTTACCGACATGCGTACCTATAGATACATGAATGTAGCCGTCGTTAGCTAATTTATTTAGCTCTTTATCTGCTACTAAACCACCCAGCTCTCTAGCTGCAGACTCGGTAGCGTTATACTCGCATAACGTACGACCGTAACCTCTGTCGTAGTCATAAAACGCAAACTTGATCCTACCGTAGTGAGGATCTTTGTCTGTGTTTTTATGTTCTCTAAATAACTTACCGTGCTTTACGTAAGTAGGTAGATCGCGAGCAAGTACGTCGGCGTTCCAGGCATCTCCGTTCCTGTTCTGTCCGGCTGTCTCAAAAGCTCCTAAAGCTATGTTGTGTACATAATGACAGTCTTTACGTAGCGATCCTTCTAGTCGTTTAACTTCGTGGGCGAACTGGTCGCCAGCTACTTTACGTAAATCAAAAGCGTCATTAGGTAAAAGCCCATGACTAGCTATCTTTACATGTATAGACGTGTCCTTAGGCATAGCCTGCCAATCGAACACCGAAGCTGTTTTAAAGAATGCCATTTTATTATCTGCTAAAGTTTCTTAGAGCACTTTCTATTGTTCTAGTTTGATCAGTATTTAGATTGGGGTTACCGAAAGCAGATCTTATAGCAGGATCAGCTAACCTTTTTCTAGCACTTGAAACTATTGCCGGCTCTAAAACCGCTGAAAGAGCTAAACCACCTATACCGAGTGGAAGTTTAGATTTGGAGATCACTCTCTTGAGTGTCGCTCCTGGTCCTGTTTTAAAAGCATGGGCAGGAATGTGCTGCGGGTTAGCTAGCCTGTCAGCTGTAGTAAACTGAGCATAATCTTTTGCACTACTGAAAGGATTTACCGTCGCTGCAGGTATATTTCGCAGACCGCTCAAACCTGTTCTAATGTCTCTAGCAACGTCGCCCGTTAAAGCAGGGTTATTTTTCGAATGCAAAATATTGCGCAAATTTTCTATAGTGCTAGGAAGATTTTTACTTGTAGACTTAGCTAAATCGCCTGATACTAATCTAGCAAAGCCAGGGTTTTCTCTAAATATATCAACAAGAGCTTTCTGAGATTCTGTAATACTTCCTGACCTGTTAAACCAGGCATTAAGACGCCCTGTAAATACTGCTGGATTTTTAGTATCAAAATTACTCCAGTATTTAGCTTTTCCTGCATTTGTTAAAGCAAAAAATGGTCTATTACGGTAACGCAGGGCACCAGAAGCAACTCCCGTCATCGCTGTAAGCGGTCTATAGTTAGAAACATTTTCAGCAAAGTCACCTAATCCACCTAGAGACGTTTCCATATCTGTAGGTTTAAGGTTTCCTACTGCTTCAATTAATGCCGCAGGTTGTATACCTGACTCTCTAGCTAAATTTATTAGCTGGCTTTGATTCATGCCAACTAGTTTAGACAAGTTAGTTTCTATGCCTTTGGTGTCAGTTGCTGCGCTTATATTTTTATTTTGACTGTTAATATTTTTAACAGCATTAAACAAAATGGGAGCCGATAAACCTAATATTCCACCTAAACCCGCAGCTACACTTGCATCTACCCCAGTCATGCGAGAAGAAGCTGGTCTTCGGAAAGAGCCTACAGCGCCAGCCGAACCAGCCAATAAGCTGCCGATAATAGCTGTGTGTAAAGGATTATCTAGGCTAAGTCCGGTAGATCCTAAAATCTGCTTTAGATTATCTAAAATACCACCACCGACTACTGGAGCAGGGTTAGCTGTTTTATGTAACTCTTTATTTAATCTAGAGAACTTAGACGAAACATCAGCATTAAGCTGACGCCTAACGTCATAATGCGCAGCGTAAACTTTAGCTAACTTTTTAATACTATCTAAGTTAACGTCAGACATTTTTATAATTTAATTAGAAGGAGCAGATGGCGACTTACCTGCTAGTCGATCCATAGTTACAAGTTCTTTTGCCTCAAATGGGCTTAAGTTACCTTGCAGACCTCTACGAAGATTAGCTCTAAGAAGTCCCATGTTGGACAACGTGTTTGGCGCTGTTCTAGCTAGCTCATTGAAAACTAAAGCAACTTCATCTGGAGCGTAGCTTTTAATAATATCGTCTGTAGTCAAAAGCTCATTTAACATACCCTGAGCTCTTATAGCTCTGAGCTTGTTCTCATGGTTAGGATCATTCAGCCTGAGCTTATGTTCTTCTACAGAATCCCTAAAATTACTAGAGCCCGAATCAGATGGACTAGTCTTTAAAAAACTTCCAGCGATCATACCGGCCGGAACGCCCATCGCAGCAAACTTAGCTATTTCTTCGTCGATAATATCTTCAGAAGTTACGCCAGGTAAGCTAAGAACCATAGCTTTCTTTTTAGCTGGTCCTGGCATCATAATCTGAATTTGCCGATGAATGATTACCGCTTTAGCAGGCAGCTCTTTTTCTTTGTCAGCCCAGTCTTTAACAGAGTTGTCGACGTCTTCTAAGTCTTCTTGAAGACTCTCGCTCTTAGGTTCAACCGCTAATTGACAGCCGCAAGGAGTTCCGTCTTCGGCAAACTTAAAGTACTTCTCAAGTCTAAGCGGGCTTAAAGTATCTATGGCGGCGTTGTCGACTAACTTCACAGCTACTGAAGATAGTTTGTTTAAAGCAAAATTGCGGTACTCACACAGACGAGTTAAGCGTTCGTCCTGTCGAGCGTACTTAGAGCGGACCTTTTCGATAAACTTAGCTACCTTTAGAGACACCTCGGTTTCTGCTTTTTCGCACTCTCTAACGATTTCTTTAAGCTGAGCCAACTTAGCTTTAGCTTGAGCTTTCTTATCGAAATAATCTGCAGCGACCATATTAGTACCGGATATGTAATTTGCTGGATGAGTTATAAGGCTGGCTGTACATAGAGTGTACGCCGCAGACAAATGACGTCTTAGGAGTATTACTGAAGAGAGCTTCTTGTACTTTACTTAAATCAACAATAGGTACGGAAGCAAACTTCTCTTCAAAAGACTTGCCTTCCATACGCTGCGTGTTGATAGCCCCAGCGTTGTAGCCCCGACCGAGTAGATCCGTCTGATGCTTAGTTAAGCTCAGATCTTTGGCTATCTTAACGGTAGCTTCAGTTGGAGACATGCCTGAATCGACAAGGTCGCACACCTTGTCGACAGCGTCCATTAGTTTATTAGAAGTTGAAATACTAATTACTTGGGCCATCTTCGGATTTTCTGTTCTTAGGTGACTTCCAATTTGGCGAAGTAAACTTGTCAATCAGTTCTACCGAATCACCTCGGCTTATCTGGAGTTTCTGCGAAACTCTAGGTATTACTTCTGTAGAATAATCTTTAAACTGTGCTTCTAGCAATTTATCGGCTTCGTGACCAACAGGTACATGTTGTACATTTAGGAACGTCTGTAGCGCTTTATTGATTATATTATCATCACCCTGAGAAGATAAATCACGCTGCTGAAGCGACAAAATGTTGTGATAAGACTCAAACAGTGTTCGGACGTTATAGTTAGTCGGATCAAAGAAAGTAGAAGCTACGACGCTCTGAGTTCCTAACCTTAACTTGTACTGCCTAGATAACCAATCACCCATATCTCTAGATTCTGTGGGCGCTTCAATACTTCCATCAAAAGCGTCTAGTATAAGCTCTAAGATTAGCGGTCCCCCAAAATAACCAAAATATTTAGCCGTCAGCTCCATAGACTTATTAGATAGACCCGCCATAAAGGCGTTACCTAATACTTCACTAGCTATGTAGTTCTTGTTGTCTAACCTGTCTCTTACGTTAAAGAAAAGCTTCTCGTACACACTGACAGTCTCAGGTGTTACGCCAGACTGCTCAGCTATGGCTTCGTCGGACATACGAGCCAGTAACATGGCCTCTACGCCGAACCTGGTGCGATCTGAGCGACCTGAACTAAAGATACGGTCGGCTAACCAAAGTTCTTTGTACTTAGCGGCCAGGTAAGCTCTAGAGTCGTACTCTGCGATGTCACTAGCGCTGTAGTTGTTACGCTCGATATACATCTTGCGCAGCTTGCGGATGTACTTGTCATCGCGCTGCGCATGTACTGGCTTACGATCTGTTATTAATTTTTGGACCCGCTCGTACCGCCATGTAGGTTGTCTTCGCGGGTCAAACTTAATTACGTAATTAAAATCGTAAGCTGGTCTAGCCATGTTACTTAGTTAGGTGTAGTGCTAGTCTTCATCACGTCGGCGGCGCTTAGGGTTAACTAAAGCGGCTCCGCCATAACCTACACCAGCACCTAAATAAGGCAAGATCGACCTAATGACTTCAGGGCTTAAATAAGGATTATCTAAGTTAACATTCTGAAGTAGCTGTTGCGCTCCCATACCAGCAGCAGCACCTAAACCAGCTCCGGTTGCTCTAGAGGCGGCAGTTCCTACGTTACCACCAAGCGCACCCAACAGACCACCTACGGCAGCCGAACCACCGACCGGTAATGCGCTACTCCTGGCTAAAGATTTAATGGCTTCGATCATTTGCCTGCGGTCGTACTGCGATGCAGCTCCTCCGCTACCTTGTGGTGAGAGTGCAAGCAATCTCTGGTTAATCTTATCAGCGTATCCTCCATCACCTTGCACCATAGCAGCCGGAGGTAAACCAGCCGGTGCTTCAAGAGTTGTTGGCGAAGTAAACTCACCTTGCCTAGCTTGCTCATCTAGGTACGCTTTAGCAAGTAAACTAGACATATCAGATTTTTTACGCATAACAAATTCCTACGTTAATAGAAAACTAATCGGACTTTTTCTTTTTACTTTTTTTAGGCTTGGTTAAAGCGCTAGATAAGTAAAAACCAGAACCTAAGCCAGCTGCCGGTAAACCTAATCTTAATAGGTTAGTAGTCAACGGGCTACTTTCAGCGGGTAACCCTGATATTATTTTATTTGCTAAAGTGTTACCTAAACCTAGGCCCGCACCAGAGGATGTACCTATGATGGCTCCCCTAGTTGCTCCACCTAAAGCATTACCGTCGCCATAACCAACTAAACCACCTAACGAAGCACCAGCTACACCTCCGGCTCCAGCTAATGCCAATAGATTAGTAAGCTCTTGATACTTATCTAACGGCGGCATTTTTGCTGCGGGTTCAGTTTTTGCCGGAGGTTTCGCAGATTCGGGTTTTAGCTTGGCTTTCGCTAGTCGTTCGTCAGCTTTAGCTGCCTGTTCTCTAAATGTTTTTTCGTTAGCTGCTTGTCCGATCGCATCATCAATTTCTTCTCTTTTAGCGTCGGAAATATAAGGCCCTGTTCCATATAGATCTCCTCTTCCCAATGTTTCAGCTACAGCCTTATCTTTAACATCGCCTACAACATCTTTAACATCGCTTATAAAAGTGCGAGTGTTATTAAGTAATCTGCGTCTTCCTATGTCATAACGCCTACTCGCTATCTCTTTCGGACTAAGTCTTCTGTATTTAGGAACACTGACGCCTATTTCGTCGGCAAGCTGACGCATTCCCGCATGATAGTCTGCTTTATTAGGCCGAATCGCAGACATAGGTGTTCCTGGAACTTCAGCGTTTCTCAGATTACGAATTAAATTAGCTGAGTATTCTTCGTTCATTTGTCGAAGATTTTCTTTAGCTTCTTGCTTAAGTCTTGCGTTGTAAGCTAGTAAACCTTCCGGAGCCTCTACAGCAGGCGGCCTATTAAAGTTAGAAGCCGCCGTCTTACCTCTAGTAGCCATATAACCTAATCCGCCACCTACAGCAGGTAAGACGTATTTAAGATAGTTTGCATAATCTTTGTACTCATCACTTAATACGCCCTGCAAAGCAGGCGTGGCGTACCTAGAGCCTAAATAACCTAAACCTGCGCCTAATCCTGTAGCTGCTCCTTGATAAAGAGCTCTACCGGGACTTCCGCCTGATAGCAACGAACCTATAGCGCCAGCGCCGACCCCTATCCCAGCTGCCGGAGCTGAGTCTTTAGCTCTCTCTTTTAACTGAGAAGCTCTTTGTTTGTATTTTTCTAGCGCAGCGGCTGCCTCATTAATTTCAGGGTATAGCGTACCTACAGCTTGCCTACCTAAACCTCTAATTGTGTCTTTAGATCTGTCGTAAGCGTTTGAAACGAAGTTACTTACTTGACTGTAGTAGTCATTATTGTCAAAAGATACTTTACTTAAATAATTTAAGCTTGCGTTAGCCATTATTTTAACCGTTATTGTTTTTTAAATAGTTTGAAAACTTACTTAAAATTTCCGAACTACACTTCCACCGTCGACGAGCTTTACAGATCCTCTTATCGGGGTCTTTAGAGCAGTCTATATTGTGCATCTTACGTTGACCATCTGACCTAGCGCAAAAACTGCTACGTCTTTTTGCTCTAGATCCGGTTGGCTTATCTTCTGTAACCGGAGCCTGTATATTCTGGCCTTCAGCTTTTAAGCTGGCTCGACCTTTATCATTCAATCCGCCAGCGTCTGATTTTCCTTCAGACGTTTGCCAAGCTTTAGACTTAGCTTGCTTAAAGTAGTGTACAAGTTTACTACTAGATCGCTTACTTAATATACTATCTGCCATCTCTCTGGTTGTATGAAACCTAAAACCAGTAGGCGTATGTGTAATTCCAGGATACTTACCGTCGTCGCTATCGACAATAAATTGGTCTGGATACTTACTGACTAACTGCTGTAATTTGTAGTTCTTAGAAGAGTAATCGCCTACATCAGAGTCAGATTTAACTGATTTTAGTTGATTTAAAGTGATATTTTGGTTTAGCTCGTTTGCCTCTTTGTCTTTAACTTTTTTAGTTAGCTTCTTACCCTTACTCAACTGATTCCACTCATCTACGTCAACGCCCTCAGCCTCGAGCTTAGCTCTATTTGCGTTAAAGTATTTTCTCTGGGCTTCGGATTTATAAGGCATTTACTCACCTACACTGTTAGCCAACTGGTATAGATAGTAAGCCATAATAGTGTTGTCTTTGAGTTTCTCTCTATCAACATCTGGAAATCGTTGAATTATAGGATTTAATCGATTACTCAGTATTCTCTCTACGGAAGTAGGTGGACCTTTAGGTAAGCTTACTAAATCTCTATACATGTCTAAACCTAACTGAGGCGTACTTTTCGGTTTAGGAACTATTTGTTTAGGCACATCTGATATTCGATTTACTGCAGCAGCATACGCATTTCTGTTATTTATAACAGTTTGTACTGCCGTAGGACTGCTAACTGCATGCACATCTCTACTGACGCCTTCAAGCGCTAAGCGTCTAGTTAAAGCGTCTATTTGACGCTGTCTTTCACTGCTTTCTCTATCGAAATATTTTCTTTTTAAAGCACCTAAAGTTTGATCAAACATCAGATCTCTTTTTAAGCCATGTAAATTCTCACGAGTTATATTGGCTGCTTCTTCATTTCTTAAATAAGGTAACTTAACTAAACCATCAGCTAGAGAATCTACGGAGCGGTTTATGTTTTTATAAGCTTTGTTCGCTTCCGAGCCTAAACCATACGCTGTTAATCCAATTATTCCTTGATTAATTCTGCGCATGAGAGGAATACCATCTAACGTACCTAACCTATATGCGTTAGCTAATGGCCTTTGTATAAACCTCTCACCTTTAGGCACATTGCCTAAAAAATTTAAATAGTTTACTGCCTTACTTGACACAGGTCCTGTAGGAAGGCTTTTTGCAGCGCTAACTAAATTAGCCTTAGGGGCTCTGGCGGGAACCGCAAACGATTTAGCTAAAGGTTTAGCCTTAGTTGCTAACCTCAATAAACCTAAAATTGGCGAAGCCTGCTTGCGCATCGCAGTATTAGCTAAATGTTTAGTTAAGTTAAAATTACTCATATGATTAGCTATTTTTAACTTTTTCTTTTTCTTTTCTTTTAATTATTTTTTGCAGCTGCTTATCTAGCTCACGCATTTCTTTATTTCTAACATTTTTTAGCTTGTACTTAGCGTAAGCTTTTCCAAGTAAAGGACCACTATATAATCCTAAGCCCGATCCAGCCGCAGTACCACCAAGTGCGCCTAACAAACCAGTTCTCAGAGCTAAAGAAATAGAAGAATTAGATCCTCTATATTCTGGCCCTAATATGTTATATCCTGCAATTATGCCGGCTAAGCTGCCAGCTACACCACCAGTCAGCCCACCTAAGGCAGTACCGTAATATGTGCCTAATGCTGGATACTTTCTATTGTTAACGCTCTCCATATTTTTTATGTAATTGTCTAAGATATCTCCTAGTTTATCTTTAGACGCTTCTCTGTCGTTGAGTAAGCTGTGATAGTCTTCCGCAAAGCCTTCTCTATATGTTCTCTGACCTTTGTTCCAGGCTTGTCTCTCTAGCCAGTTTAAAGGTCTAACAGAATTACTGAGGTATCTAGCTAAATTAGAGCTGTTTTCACCTCTAGTCATATCCACTGCGTGTCCTAACTCATGTATTAAAACACCCGGAGATCTATTGTTTAATACTACTGAATTAGCTTGCGGAAAATAAGCAGCGTCAAGTTGCTCTATGCTTGAAGGAGTAAGATGACTCAGGTATTGAGCTGCTTGCGCTCTATCACCTGCCATTCTTTCGATAAGAATATCTTCTCCAGCTCGGTCAGCTATAGCGTTTATTAGTACGCTAGGCTGCACTCTACCACTTAGAACTTTGGCGTCAGCGAGCCTGTAAGGCTGCGCTCGTTCCATGTGCTTTATAATGCCTCTAAAATTATCAAAGTCTTTATCAGTCGGAGGAGCTAGTTCATCTTTGTCAAAAACTAAACGATCTAAAGTTGCGTAAATAGGTTTAGTTTTTCTTTTACCTGTTATTAGCTCAGCTGCTACTTTATTTGGCTTAAAATTAACTGTAGATTTTTTGAATAAAAAACTACCTAATGTAAGCGACGTTGAATTATTAAAACAACTAGCTGTTTTAACTTTAGTATTTTTTTTATTTAAGTAAAAAGACATAGTTCTATTTTTTTAAAAATTTCTTACTGACTGTGACTGCTACTTAAAATCGTAAAACCAGAGTTCTTCTTCACTCTCGCTAACCCAGCGGCTGCCAGTGTGTTCGCAAGAGAACTCTTGGCTAAACACTTTCCAGTCCGGCTTTGACTCAAATTTACTTGAAATAAAGCTACCACCATCCATCCACAAAACTCGGTTGTTCGGCTGTATAAAGAACTGACCTTCTGATAGCCGTCTCACTATAACCACTCTGATACTGAGGCCCTAAGCACCAGTCCAGAGTAAACATGTACTGAGCTTTATGTAGGGTCTTACCTTTTAACATTATGTTAGCTGCTCTGTTTTTACAGTAGCTAATAATGTTAGCAGAGCAGTAATAACTAAAAGAGTCCCATAGCTGCAGCCAGTCTAACGGGTAGTCGCTGCCTCCTTCAGGCTCAGCGTGTAGGTAATGCAGCGGTACTCTAGCGTGCTGAGAGCCGAACTCTGTCATGACAGAGAACATGCCGCAGCGCTGCGGTATAGATGTGTAGTTAAAGACCTCTACGAGTAGCCGTTCGTTACTTAAATTAGGCTCTTCATCGTACATGAAGGCCTTATCTAAGTAAGCGAAGAATACCGGAACATCTATGTTTAAGTAGTTACTCATATCAAAGCCAGCGGAGGGACTCGAACCCACGACAATTGGTTTACAAAACCAAAGCTCTACCAGCTGAGCTACGCTGGCACTATTTATAGCGCTCTTCAAGTAACTCCTTAAACCTGTTGTCTTCGATAACGGCGTCTTTGAGATTACTTAAAGCAACTTCTAAGTAATTCAAAGCGTAAGCTAAAGCTATAAACAACATTATCGAGGCCAATATAGTCTTAATGGCGTAGACTAAGCCAGGTTTACCGTGCATGTTAGTGCCGTTTTAGGACACTATAGCTGCGAAGAAATCGCAAGATATAGCGTCGCAGTAGTAACGCTAATTAAATATTACTATGCGCGCCTATAAATAACAAAAGCACGCCACCTTGCGTGCTTTTGCTCAGTCTCTGCAATTAAATAACCTCAAAAACCAGGCTTACCTGCTCTCGGCCTAGCTGGCTTCTTAGCTGGAGCTGGCTTGCTGTTATTTAAATTAACCCTAGATACATTTACGTACCTTCGAGGCTGAGGAAGAAGAATATAAAGCAGCCTGGTCTTCATGTCCTGAAACACAGGCTGCTTGGTATCTACAGTCTCACCTACGATGGGGTCGTTGTCTCGATCAAAGTGGTCGAACATTCTAGCCCTCCCTATTAGAGCTTAAGGTCTAACAAGTTTTGCTTAGAATCCTGACCTTGGTCGAGGGGCCGGAGCCGGAGCCGGATCAGTGGTCTCAACAGCCGGTACGATCGGGCGAGGCACAGGGATGTTACCCATGTTGTCAGGCAAGTCGATCGAAGAATCAGCCATTGCAAGCAAGTTGCGGCAGCTCTCGATAACAGCTAGAAAACGAGTAACGTCGAACTGATTGATACCAGAGGCAAGATCAGCCGACTGCGCCTCGGACATATCGTACCACATTGCCTTGAATCGACGGCAAAGGTCCTTAACGTCCTGGTTCTCCACGTTCTCAATAGCTTCGTCACTGGGGAAGCTTTGGAGAATGGCGTAACCAACGTTATGGATCTTAGGCAAGTCAAGCGGCTGAGCGTTAGCTGCAGCTACAAAAACTTCCAATCGATCGAGGTAAGTGGCAACACGGTTACGGTCAGCTTCAAGGAAGTAACCGCCGTTATAAGCTGATTGACTAGCAATCATCTCCCGACAATACACGGTGACGCGGTCGCAAACGCCCGCGACATCCATGTTGGAGACTTTTTCTTTCATGACGCACCTTTCTCGCTCGTAGCGAAAAAAAAGTAATAATCTCCTAATTGGAGATCGACGAACGCAATCCTATGATAACCTGTTCGATGCACGCTGCATAGCTTGCAATATTATCAGGATTTATTTCCTGAATTTTAGCGTCAACTGGACGGCGCCAACCGTTTAACCAGTCTACTCGCGAACTGTCGCCTCTTCTTTGAGATAGCGCTCCTTCGACCGCTATACGCGTTACTGCCTTAGCGACAGCTAAAGTACTAGATGTTTTAATGTGTACTAGAGCTTTTTCAAGATTATCCGCTAAATTTTTAGCGGTATTTCTATCATTTAATTCTCTAGCAGTTTTCTCGACAAAGTCCGCAAGTACCGGAATAGGTACAGGTAATGTCGGCCTGTCATCGTCATCCTCACCATCTAGCCTGACCGTCACAGTGTGAACCACTGCGTCGACGGTGATGTTAGGGTTAAACCTAACAGCTACCAAGATAAAAGATATTTGCCCTTCTTCGGCAGGAACGAAGAACAAACGCGAATCGCATTTATCTACGTTAATATCTAACCTAGGCGGCAGAACCCATCTAACCATGTCAGCCTTGGAAGCGACGGCATCCAAGATAACCGGAGTACCAGCCAAAGCTGTGGTAGGCCCGGTTACTACGGCCTTGACAGAGTTAATCTCTACGACTTCTTCAGCCTGAGCAGGCAAAATAGCAGAGTTTACACAGATTAAAAAACCTGTGACAATCGCTAACCAGTAATTTTTTACAGCCATTTTAAGTCACCTGTAGCTAAAAATTCAATGATTTTATCGTAGTCAGGAACACCCATACCCCAGACTGGATCATGGCCTGGAGCACCACGATCAACTGTAAATTTAGCCCAGAAAGCTCGCCACTCAGTAATACCTCTAAGCCTAGGCAAACCTACACGAACTCTCGCAGATTGAATGACTGCCCACAGACCACAACCTACAGGGCAACTCATAGAAGTACCGCTAGCTGTGCGGTAGCCAGTACGACTAGTGTTGCTGGTGCTTATGATATGTTGACCGGGAGTAACAATATCCATCTCTCGGCCAGCGCTGCTAAACGAAGCAATATTGCCGTTTTGCTGCTTAGCTCCAGAGCAACCAGACTCTAGAAATCTGGCTGGCCAGCCTATGGTGTTGTTAGGTGGTCTTTGACCGCTGTTACCAGCGCTAGACACAACTAAAACACCCATCGCCTCAGCCCTACGCAGAGCATCTTGCGTAGGTTGAAAAGGCGAACCACCGCCTAAACTCATATTGACGATGGTTGCGCCATTATCTAAAGCAAAATGGATGCCGGCAGCAATTCCTTGACTAGAACCGGATCCACCGTTGCTTAAAACTTTAACGTTAATTAACTGTGCCTCAGGTGCCCAGCCAATTCCGTTACGCCCTAAGACAGAACCAGCCACGTGTGTGTTACTAACGATACAGCCGTTAGCTACGTAGTTGTGGTACTTATCTACAGTAAAATCGTACATAAAGCCGTCATAGGCTTTCTTTACGATACTTTTAACTGCTGAAGTAAAGTTACCTTTAGGCTTTACGACTTCGTGAGATTTAACACGAAGCCGGCTAAGCATACTAGGCCAACTACTAATACCTAAAGAGAAACAATCACTCTTACAACCAAACGTAGATTTGTCGCTCATATGCTTTTGAATTGAGCATTTAACTCCAAGCGATTTGAGCAACATAAGGCACTTATCAGCAAACACGCGACTACCAGTGATTAATCGAGTAGTTCGATTGCTGGTGCAGCCATCCCCCTCAATACAACCAGCAAAAAATGACTCGACTACCGATCGCGGACTCTTACAAATCTGCTCAGGCAAATCAACGTCATGGCTCTTAGCTCCGCCGTTTAAACCAATTTGAGCTAAAAATGAATAAGCGTCGACATGGTTTAAACGTAAATTTACAGCAGCGCTAGCGTCATTCTTACGGTAATACCGCTTAGGAGAACGCCCAAACAGCTTGAGACTTAAATCACTAAAAATTTTGAGTAAAGTCTCATTCTTATTAGTGAACTCAATCGTTTTATGGTCTTTCTGGATATAACCGTCAGTCAAAACTAAACCAACCCAGAAAGCCATATCTTCGTCAAGCTTATATACGACGTCGCGTACAGGTTCATAAGAGTTGGTTCCACCGCAACTAACTCCATTCTTGTGTACGCCCTTACACTTAACGACAGCCGACCGCGATAAGTTACCACACTTATTACAAGCGTACTCCTTACCTACGCAAACTGTCAGGTAAGTGCTGCTGACAGATACATCACTAGACGGTACCTGGCATATATTATCACCTACCTTAAGCTCATCTGCTCTTTTTTTAATAATTCTCCGTTTTTTACCAGTAGAACTTTGACACACGTAAACAGGGTGCCAAGGAGTGAGCGATAACTTAACTCCGTTAACACTCACCTCATACATGTCACCAACGTACTTTAGTTTATGTACGTGGGTAATATGGCCCTTAACGGCTCTAGGGTTCCCGTCATTAACATCTAACGACACGGTATGAATACCGTACCTAGATACGTCTTTGACTATCGCCCCGTCTTCTAAGAAGTACGCAACCCCATCTAACCGATCAAACAGGGTCTCAATCGCTTGAACACCGCAATTTGAAGTATAAATTACGTCAGACGGAGCTATACAGCCGTGGAAATTTCCATCCCTAGGACTTTCGCCGGAAATAAAAGACCGTTCAGCTACGGGAGCCGGTAAATCTTGGTGCGGATTTACGCCTGTGTCTAAGACTGCGACAACTTCATCTTGTCCTAGCCACTTTTTATCCCAAATTGGCGTTGTATATCTACTATACATATGCCAAAGAGACGGCCTGTTTACTGTAGAAGGAAGAATTACTTCTCCTTCATCAATAAGGTCAGGCGGCAGAAATACGGCCGGATCCTCTAGATTTCCCGACTCTAAATAAGCTGCGGTCATTTTACGAAACCTTATCTTCCTTGGCGCTTACGCAACCAAGCCCTAAGAAGGTCGATAGCGATTGGCAACAAAATAGGAAGCAAGATCTCAATGATCTTGCCTTCTGTATCAAGAGAAACACTAATGTCTTCGTCATCTAAGCTAATACCATTAGCGCTAAGGACGGAAACAGCTAAATCAACACTATCCCACACTGAGTCTGAAATTTCGTCAGCAGGAATAGTAATTCCGCCTTCAAAGCACAGCGCAGCGTCTTCGACGCCTTTAAAAGAGCTGTTGCTAACAACTCCACCAGCCAGGGAAATAAGACGCAGAGTAATTTCTTGAACAGGTACTTCGGCGGTGCGAAAAGCTCGCAGCAGCTGGAGAGCACAGGCTAAGGAAGGACGCGGAAAAGACGCGATACAAGACATAAAACACCTCAAAGGTTAAACCGAACTACTACCCCAAGAATAGCTGCTAGACTTTCCAGCAGCAATTAAGTCATATCATGGATATTTGGATTAACGCAACCACTAACTGCGAAAAACTCAGCGGTGTACGTATGCCTGTCTTCTACCTCTAAATTATAGACAGGTATATTTCTAGCTTCTAAAAGCCTAACTCTATCAATACGCCTGGCTACTCCTTCTCGGCAACCTACAGCTTTAATATCCCTTTTCTGAGCGTAAGCAGTTAAAGCTCCAGCTTTATTTGACGAAAAGTCTTTGTCCTTAATCTTAGCGTAAGTATGCCTTAATTCAGTGGAATCTGAGTAACTTAATAATAAATTCCAAGGAATAAGTAGATAATCCTTTAAACTAAGTTTAACGGCATTCTTGACTTTACGTGGAAACCTGTACATCCCATCTACATCTATCTTGTTTATATAGGCTGCAAAAAAAGGATGCTCTAAAGTACAACAGACTGCTCTACCACCACAGTAGATCTTAACCATATCACCAGAATAAACTCGGCTGCCTACAGTTAAGACCGGTCTAGCTGTTCCATCTAGCGTATAGACTAGGTCACCTTTCTTAACGTCCCGTATCGGTATAAGCCCGTTCGTAGTTGCTACAGCTGTCGGACCTATGAAACATAAGGATTTGTAAGTTTTTGACGTCATACTTTTTCCCTACGTTCATCTGTCTAACAGCTGAAATCGTTATGTGCTTATAAGCTAGTCATCGCCGTCAGGATCTTCTGGATCTGTGGGATCTTCGGGATCGATAGGATCTTCTGGATCGGTGGGATCTTCTGGATCGGTGGGATCTTCTGGATCTACCGGATTATCCGGATCTTCGCCGGGATCTGGTTCTGGATCGGGCTCTGGTTCAGGTGCGGCTTCCGCTATATCTCTTTTGATAGCTAAATCAATGTAAAGAGAGTAGAGGATGGCCATGACTTCGCCGTAAGTCATGTCCTCGCCGATAGCTTCACCGGTAAATGGATTACGAAGTTCAAACGTAGTGCCAAGACTGTCGGGCGTTAGGTAGGTATTTAAATTACCTAGTTGCTTAGTTACCGGGCCATTCTCGTCTAGGTTGTACACCGTCTCTTCGGCAAAAGTAATGTGAGGAATATCGTTTAGAGGGTTTGAAGCCTCAACACGATAAGCTCGGGTATACTTCGTACCAATAACTTCGCCAGGTCTATACAGGTTAGTCATTTTACTCAACTCTTAGGTTAAACACTCTTACCGTTAACTATTTTAATGTTGTCGACATGGAAATCGCCACTACTTTCCACATCAACTATAGCAAACCCATGACTCCAGTTATTAAGAGGCATGTACTGTGGATTCAAATTACACAGACAACCTAGACTCCAGGTAGACAGCTGTTTACCCTCTAAGGTTCTCTCGCTATGCTGGCTCACCTGATGATGGTGGCCGCACATAGCTGTAGTTTTACCACGCAAAAACAAACCTCTAGCTGGATTTACCGGAGAGAACACAGATCTAGCGTACTCGTGTCCATGAATGACACTCAACTTACCTAAAGATATAGGTCTGAGATCACTAATTAACTCTATACCTAAGTCAGTTAATTTTAGCACTTCATGGAGTTTAAACGAATCAACAGCTAGAAACTCTGGAGCATGTACGGTCATGTACGATGTCCAGCGGTTCTCATGGTTACCTTCCTTATATATTATCCTAGCGTCAGGGAACCTGCCTCTTAGGTGAGCTAAAAACTGCCTAGAAGACATTATCTCGTTATTTAAATCTCTAATCTCTGGGTTCTGTTCCCAGCGGCTTACAGCGTAGAAATCTACTATATCACCGTTGAGTAAAATAGTATTTACCTTACGCCTCTTAGCTACTTTTAGAGTTTCTTCTAAAGCTTGAGGATCGTGGAAAGGTATATGAATATCAGAAAATACAGCTGTTACGCCGGGTTCTTCAACAGCGAAAGCTCTCCAGTCTTCAACCTCTTTCACAGGTTTAGGTAAAGCTGGATAGCCGGTAGACCTAACCTTAGGGTTAGACCTTTGCTTGGCTTTAGCTACAGTAGGCCTGTCTCCCGCTGAACCACGTATGCGTCTGACTACAGCTCTGGCTCGCTCAATAGATAAGAACACTCTCGGATGATCTTTATACATCATCCTGGCTAATGTTCTTGTGGCTGCTGCTGGAAAATCGTCTACATACTTTAGCGCTAGTTCAGTCATACTGAACTTGTTCTTGCTGGGCATTTTTTCTCTTTTGTTAGAGTTTGTCCTGCAAGATTAGTTTAGCGTAAAGTTGTGAGGGCTAAAAAAAACCCCAATTACACGTAAAGTGTAATCAGGGTTTTTATCGCTACTCAGCAGCTGGCTCGTCCGCCAGCTTTTTGAGCTGGTCGATTAGGTCCGTAGACCTAACCAACTTTAAAATCCGCTGCTGGAGTCTCAAACTATTATCATAGAGTGAGCCTCCGAAAAGGTTTGACTCGTTGGCGATTTGATTCTCGAGCACGGGCCTTAAAGCCCGCTCCAACAGATGGTGTTGGGCTTCGTTCGGATGGCCCCCCAAGAGTCCCTTTATGACGGCTTCGCCAGCCGCCAAGGCCTGATCCTCTCGGCTTATAAGTTTATCACCCGTCGTGACCACGGAGCTGCTTAAAGTTGCGGTCAATTCCTTGGCCGCGTTATCACAGCCAACGAGTGAGGATCCAACAACCAAAACCAAGACCATTAGGGATTTGTTGTAAGTCATAATATGTCTCCTTTAAGACACTGCCCATTTGATTACATACACAACAACGTGTTGAGTATGTGAAGTACTACGGGCAGCTAGTACTACACCTATATATAGCGCAAAAATGCTAATAATTAAGCTAAGTTATAAGAGCTAAAAAAAACCCCAATTACACGTAAAACGTAATCAGGGTTTTTCAGGTCAGTACGGCAATTTCGTTGAAGGTTGCCACCGAACGCCTTCAATATCTGACATTCTCACAGGCCAGCGGCGCTCGTAAGGAACTTCTTTGACTTCTTGGACGCCAAATACGTCCTGCAGTGCGTTTTTGATCCAAAGGTTAACCCTTACGCCAACTGTATTGGCGTCGATCTCCAAGTGGGTAACTTGGTATTCTAGGGCAGCCTCTTCTAAAGCCTGCTTCAAGTAGAAAGGGAAAAGGTCGTCCCATGTCTTAAAGTTCTTTGACTTGTCTACGAGTTTTTCTCGGTGCCCGTAGCGGAGAATCACCATATTCTCCATTTCGATCCCTTCTTTATTGGTGACGAATGAGACTTGGAGACTTGTCTGGGGGCGAGTCTCTAAATCGCTGTAGTCAGTTTTGCAGCCGACGACGAAGAGTAACAAACTAATGATCGACAGTAATATTTTAGTCGTCATATCAGATCTCCTAGTGATTGAAGTGTGATTGAAAAGAGCCCCGTAGACCAATCACAAATCTACGGGGCTCCGTTTGTGTAGCCTAATTGGCTACATCTACATATAGCGCAAAAACGCTAATAATTAAGACGTTTTACCGAGCTTAGCTCGTTGCCTTTTTGTAATCGTCTCAGAAATGTGTGTCATAGGTTTGCCGCTTTTAGAGAGCGACGAAAAGCTAGTCGGCTCCTTTGGTGCGCAGGCCATCTTATTATTTTCACTTAGCATTTTTATTAGCTTATCCTTAAGCTTCTCATCTTTTAGGATAGCTTTAAAAAGCTCTTGTTCTTGTTGACCCGTCAGACGATTGTTAACTAGGTCTTGAATCAAAGCGTCATCAATTTTCATGTTTACCTCTACTTACCGTAAGGAACTCCGTGGCCTTCTTTTATTAACAACTCAGACAAAGATAGGTCGTAGTCGTTGTGCTCAAAGTAAATGTTAGCTAAATACCTGCCGAACTTACCTTTGCGCTTATGTGTTCTCACTAGGCAAAGTTTGTTGTTAAGCTCAACTAAGTCTTCGACATATTTTTTAGCCCTCAGACCTAACTCTCTTTGATCTAACGGGCCTCTGTTGATCTCAGGACAATCTACATCAAGCAACCTGAACCTGTGTGAGAACTGCACACCAAAACCAAGATCTACAGTCAGATCTAACGTGTCTCCGTCGACGACGTTGTAGATAATGGCTTCGTACTCATACATGGGCTGGGCTTAATCAATAAAAAGCAAGTGCTCAAAAATGTGGTTTAATAAACATATCTTCTGCGTCAACTATTACTGAAGGAAATTTATTTCTTATTAAATAATAGTTATTATCTGATAGCTCTATCTTAAAATTGTTAGATAAATTAATACTAAGTTTAGTTGAGTGGTCAAAAACTATAAACTGCGTTTCATTTAAAACATACAAAATTATATCGGTATAAGATCCTAAATACTTTCTGAGAGTTTTCAGGAGTCTAACCAATGCGTGTTCTTTATCTGATAACTTTACGCTTAGTTTTTGATACTCGGCTAAAATTAAACCTAGTTCTACTAAGTCCAAATCTAGGTCTTCTGCAGCTAAAGAAGTAGCTTTTACCGGTATAAAAAAATTACTATAATTACTACGACTACTTTCGTATAATTTATTCGTTGAATTAATTAAGTCGAAAATATTATCTTCTACTCTATAAAAATATCTACCTGTCAGGCTAGGGATGACTAATAAGTTCTCAGTATTAATGAGGCTACATACGTGTTTAAGTACGATTGCTACTTCTTTTAATTTATAAAATTTTTCGTCATGAGAAGTCATCAATAATCTCTGTCAGCTTTCTGGTTTCGATACCCGCCTTGAGAAGTTTGTCCAGGCCTTCATCATTACTGTACTGCACAGAGTACAAACAGTATTTGATCTTCTTGGTGTTGATAATTAAACCGGCACAGTGCTCGCATGGGGTTACGGTGCTGTATATTACTAGATTTTCTTTATGTGTCTGCAGCTTGACTATGGCATTTGCCTCAGCATGTACGCAGCCACATCTTGCTGATATATCTTTACACGAATTATTAGCTATACCGCTAGGAGGTCCGTTGTAGCCTATGGCTAGCACTTCGGTAAAGTCTTCAGGAAATATAATAGCCCCTACGCGGCGTCGCTTGCAGGTAGATAAATCGCCTAGCTGATTGGCAAATTTGATGAAAGCTTTTAGTTTTAGTAGTTTGCGGTCGTCATAAAATAAATCAAACCAAGACATAAACTCTCCATAAAAAAAGCGCTCTTTCGAGCGCTGAAGTTCAGTCCGGTCAGTAAGTAAACAAGATCACTTATTATCTAAGTTCTCTCGATCTACTTTCTGAATTTGTTTGAACGTTAAAAACTCGGTAACACCGGATGCGCCTAGCGCAGCTAGTATAACCCAAAGATCGCGGTTGTCGCTTCCTGACAGCATATAGACAGCCACCAGGACGGACACGTTAACTACTGCGAGCCTAATTACAGACCATATAGGGTGGTCTGGGTGTTTAATTGTGTTTGGCATCACATCGCCTGACTTAGTTTAACTTCAGCCGTAGTAGAAGCACCTAAAGAGATACACTTAAGCCTAAGCATTCTTGGAGTATCGACTTCAATCTCATCGATACCTTCGTTGTTGTACGTCTTAACTGTAACCCAGTTAACGCCGTTATCTCTGGAGTCTTCTAATGTAATAGAGATAGCTCCAGAACCAACTTTACGTATATAAACGCTAACACCAGGCCTGTCTTGAATGCGGCCGTCTCTAAACTCAAAGTAACTAGGAGTAGTAGTCTGGCCACCAGCTGAGAACGTGGCTGTAACTCTAGGCAAAGTTAGAGCCCGGCCGAAGAACTCGGTAGAAGTCCAGGCATCTCCAGGTTGATACGTGTATGGATCAAACGCGGTCATATAAAGTTCTCAGCTTTAAGAGTGGATATATCTAATAGTGGGTCAGGTTCGGCTGAGCGCCTTGTTAGCGATATAAACAAATCACCGAGTGATTCGAAATTACTAATGAGCGCATCTTCTAGGTCAGACATCTCTGTCTCACCGTAATAATCTTGGAACGCGTCTGGGTTTGCGTAGAACAAGAATATAACTTGCCCTAGCTGATCGATCGCGTTGATTAAAGTTTTAGACACTGTCCTAAGCTGCGAGTCAATTCTTGTTGCTTTAAGTAAAGCTGTAAGGCCCGAGACATCGAACAGACCGTCATCTACGCCGCCGTCTTGACCCATAGCAGGCATTCCGCCAGCTGAAGCTAAGTCTAGACCCAGACGCTCTTCAGGCGTCTCTCCTTCACGCATAGGTTGGCGCGTAGGATTGAAGTCACCTCTGACTTCTTCTTCATCCGGCAGGTTGGTTACAGCGTAGTTTCCGGTAGGACCGGGCTGCGTATTACGCATATCGGGGAAAGGTAAAGTCGGCTCATCAAACTGAGCCGTTTTATTTAAATGATCAATAGTGATGTCTTGGCCGGGCTTAGATACTACGTAGTACTTGGTACCTATATCTTGGTCTAACATGTACTCAGCGGAAGTCTTATCCAGGTGAGCCTGGAACACTAAATAGTTTCTGACCTGAGACGCCGTACAATTAGCGCCGTTGAGTACATAGCGGTCACTGGAATGTTTAGTCAATTTAACGTTAGACATATTGACTAATTCTTGGAACGACAAGCTGGCTGTCTGCTGGACAGGTAACTTATCATCAGAGCTCATGCTGTCCGAATCGGAGAACTTAATGAACTTAGCGTTACTTGGGACTACCAGCTCATCTTTGCGGACAAAGATTTCAGCGTTAGCATTCTCTGTGTCGTAGATACGAACCTTATTAATGCCGTTGAAGTCTACGTCAGGAGTTCCATGCGTGCTGGCACCTGAAAAGTCGCTGAATAACTTATAAGCTGAATCGTAAGCATCCCACGAGTCTTTACTTACTTTATTACGTAAGCTCACAGGCACAGAAGCCTGACCCGCTGGGCTAATGAACACGCCGATACCAGCAGATACCCTAGAGGAGAGCTTCTTAAACGTCTCATTCCAGGCGAGCCTAGGTTCGGTATTAGTTCCGCTCTTGACGGTCTTAGCTACGTAGTCGTTACGGCTGACCAGCGCAGCTTTCTTAGATGAAGCATCTACGATTAAATCGATACGGTTATCAAGTCCAACAACTCTAGGACCTGGAACAATCATCACCGACTTATACTTACCGTCACGCATTAAGACATCGTAGCTGCCTGCAAACGACGGACTCTCAAGATCCATGTCCGACTCTATAACTCGAGCTACGGTCGAGTCTAGGAACATGGAAGTCTGATCTTCAGCTCGTTTGTCATCAATGTAGCAGCCCCACTTCCTGATCTCGCCGCGAATATGATCGGCCTCGTCAGGATCAGTAAATGGCGGAACACTGGTATAGACAGACACAGAAGCTGTTTTAGCCGTGCCGGTTAATCTAAGCTCGCCTTCAGCTTCGTAGAGTTTTAAGCAGTTAGCCGCTTCTTTACGAAGCTCGAACTCTCGCTCGATATCAGCTACCCAAGTATCTCCGTAGCCCTTGTTCATCTTGGCAGCAAAGCCAGGGAACTCTAAAGCTAATACTTTAGCTGCCTTAAACAACACAGGATGCTGCATAAATACGTCTTGAAGGTCCACAATCATGCGGCTAGCCTTCTTGGTACGTACAGCGTCAAACACTTCCCTAGTAATAGGGTTAGGTGAGTACATACTTAATGTCTCGAACGCATCAACACTTCTAGCCCAAGGCTCTAAGTACTCGGCAACACTGCTCTGCTTGAGCATGTGTACCGGATCAAAGACCTGCATGTCGGGCTGAGCTGAGTTGGGAAGTTCACTTAAAGAAAGTGAGCTGGGATCGCCTAAATCTTGAGGCATCCGAGAAAATAAATAGTCAACAAATGACTCGCGTAAAGGCAAGAACAAATTCGGGTGCCTGAGACGCATCAAGACGTGGCCTTTTAGTTCATTATTTATAAAGAACATAGGCACGTCGATTATCTTATCGCTGATCTTAGCAATAAACACACCGGCACCGCGCTCGCCGTCTTCATCCTTATCTAGCAGCTGAAAGCCGACTACATACGGCAATAGACCGGGAGCTTTTTCCTGTAGATAGGTATAAGCTACAGCACCAAAAGCCCGCTCAAAGTTATTCATGCGGTTAGCAACGTAGTCTGCCCGCTTTAAATAATCTCTAGCGGCTGTTATACGCCTATGCTCAGAGCCAATAACATTATTGGTCTTATCGAACGCATGCTTAACGTGAGTGAGTATCTTATTTAATTCTGTAGACATTAATTTTACCTAACTTAGTTCCTTGAATGAGATCTTCTTACGTTATTTAAAGCTTCTTCTACACCCATACCATCCGCTGCTCTAAACCTCACTGGACTGTTATCAACCGGAGCAGCTGGACGGCTACTTGTCGGCTGTGCGGTAGGTGCCGGCTGTGCGGTAGTTGAAGCATTAGGAGTAACGTTAGAAGTCGCAGGCGGTGATCCGGCAGCTATTGGAGCTGGCCTAGGTGCAACAGGAGCTGAGTGAGTTGTTTTAGCAGCACTTATAAAATTAGGATCTTGTAGAGGTCTAGCTTCGCCGGCCTCAAATATAGCTGTTCTAGGAATAGCCCCTAGGCGAGCAGCTTGTATGTAGTCCATAGCCCTCTGCTGCTCTAACTCTGTGTTAGAAGACGTATAACCTAAACCAGCCCAAAATCTATTATAAGAATTACGTAAATCTCTAATGCGCCTAGTTTCAGGATCCATGTGATTTAATGAAGTAGTTCTAGGATCGTAGAAACTTTTATGAGGATAACCACCTATACCTGGGATAGAGTGCCTGATAGCACCTCCCATAGAGTAAATCCAATTGCCAAACCCCGGCTCCGCTAAATAAGACAGACTTCTAGGATCTCGTACGCTAGCTTGCTGGCGAGCTGCAGGACCCGGACTACCGTATTGAGCGGTATCTATTGCTAGCTTTATTAAATAGTTAGCTGCCTTAGAGCTTACTTCTTTCTTCTTCTTATCTGGCTTGCTGCCTTTAGGCCGGCATGAACCAGGTTCATAGGCTTTCATGCCTGGAACAGGTTCGTAGCCTTTCCAGCATCTAGCTATTTTAATGGCTTGATAAAGCGCTGATTTACGAAAATCTAAAGTCACGTTTATACCTGTGGTTTTAGCTTAAAAGGCTCATTGTCACCAAAACCTACAGCTTTAGCCCTAGCCGGAACAAAACTTGTACTATCTGTAGAAGATACGTCGCCTTCATGGACAGCTTTGAGTAAACCTTTTTGAAGTCCTGTACCGTAATGCCTAGTGAGCCAATCTGGATCCGTCTGTAATAAATCTACCGCACGGACCACTTCTGGTTCAAATGGCGGCGGTTCATCATGTACGTCTACTTTGTCAATCTTAAATCGATTTAAATTCTTTATAACCGAAGGAGTAATTCTAGTTCCAATTGTGTAATGCAGTGTAGGAGTTTCTAGATACTTATTGGCTGCTTGAGCAGATGGTAGGCGTTTAAACCCATGCCTTGGCTGATAAGAACTCTCTATACGGCTGTAAGGCACTACGTCATCAGGAACGTAATCGCCGTATTCAGACGTTAGGCGTACACGGTCGAGAAGCCCTCTGACTACAAGCTCGACATTTCTGCGGTGAACTTTAAGACCGCTATCTCGCATAGATTCAACGATTTGACTTGTAACCTGCCGAGCTCCTTCGCCTAAGCCTTTGTACTTGACAGCTAAATGCGGGTGAATTGGACCAGAGCTGAGTCTGTCGCCAGCTTCAACTGACTGTCCGAGCTTAACATTTATATTAGCAGAAGCAGGTATGTAATGCTTCTCTCCGCTGATAATCACATAATTACCACCTTGCGGCGCAGGTTTAACCGCAGAAACCTGGCCGTCTTTAGACGCATAAGTAGCTGCTTCTCTAAACTCTTTAGGTGTATTAACTAGCTTCTCTATAAGAGCAAAGCCGGATATGTTTCCGCCAGCTGTAGCTCCACCGTGCTTCGAGTTACTAACTACTAAGCCACTAGCTAGCACGAATAGCGAAGACGGATTAGACACCTCAATGTCGTAGCACTGCCGCTCACCCACATACTCGCAGCTAAGCGGTGCGCAGCAGTCGCTGTAAGCTTTGTCGGTTTTACTTACGTAAACAGCGCAAATATCGTTAGTCTTATTAGAGCAGCGACGACCGATAGGCTCTTTAGAATTGTTCATGCCGTCCGATAAAAGTACGACATGCTCTTCGGTACATTCTACTTCAACTGGCGCTAAGTTGGGTAAGTTAGAAAAAGTGTACTTATATACCGGCTGCTTGCCTTGATCCCATATATTTGTGACAAGTGTAGGGAACACTCTTCCCAACTCGTCTGCGCCCAGTACCCACTCCCCTATATCAACTTCTTCAATAGGTTTTTCAGACTTGTCCGCCATTCTGACTAAAGTACCAACTGATAAGCAGCTGAGCGCTCCTTGTGTTAAAGGCTCAGATAAAGCAGAAGCAGCTAGTATTCCTGGTATTGAGCCAACAGCTACTAGTTTATGGTTTTCATCTAAACCAACATCTCTAGCGTACACGCCACCTTCCGGCTCAGTAGTCGTCAAAGGACTTCTAACAGCTATTTGGTCGTAGCCTTTATCTTTAAGATCTTCTAGTATCTTAGGCGTAAGTACCGTGTTCCTCTTATAAGGGCCTGCATCGTAAGCCAGCAGGGATCCTACGTTGTCGTTGTCAGTGGTATCTACAGGCAAGCCTTTAGCGCTAGCTAGCCACTGCCTATCTTCAGGGGCGTCTACGTCGGTCACAGCCAGCCTGTGAGCCCCTGCTGATAGCATCTTAGATAGATACCCGGACTCACCTACTCCTAGCTTGGTAACTATCAAACCTCCCCTAGAACTAAACACACTGGAGAGATGCTCGCCGGGCGTCAAACCTTGGCTGTAGCTACGCAGAATAGGTACAGGTATAGGACTTCCTTCTGAGTCCGAATAAATTAGATCGCTAGCTATTAATCTAGCTAAATTGACAGGGTTACCTCGGCCAGCTCCTTTCAGCTGCATAGCTAAATTATTTTTGAGCTGCTCAGCCTCAGAGTGAACTTCACCTACGTCAGTATCTCTGGCTTTTTGAAGCATATCAACTATCAGCTGATTTCTAGCTTCAGGTGGAGCTGTCTCTAATACTAGCTTGATTTTGTCTTTTAATTTATCTCTCCTAATTTTAGCCTTCGGAGGTGTTAGAAGATCATCTATATCAAAGCTGGCGCCGCCTTGAGCTATACCGCTGTCTTTACCTAGCTGAAGTAGCTGGAAAGATATGTCCTCGTAACGTTCGGGATACTTTCTAGCTACGTCTTCTAGAATAGTATTTATAGATTTTTTATCTATAGATTGCCCCGGCCTATAAACGTCCGGCGGCAAAATTTTAGATAAAATTAATTGCCCAAACGTTAGATCAGCCATGAGGTATCTTAACCGAAGTTACATTAGGTACATTAGTTGGTATGTTATGCCTAGCTAAAAACTGACGCATTTCATCAGGCTTATCGTGGGTGCAGATAAGAGTTAGCTTGTTTGCTACTTTATCTACGCCTACCAAAGGCGACCCATACTGGTCGAAGATCACGATAACATCGCCAGATATTACTTTACCGTGATCGCTGCCTAAAGAGAAAATGCCAGCTGATAAATTATTTTTCACAGCTTTACTTGTTTTTCGTAGCTAGATAACGCTTGAATACAGCCGCAGACGAGGACAGCTTCTCATGCTGACTGTTCTTAACGTCTTCAACCGTATCGCTGACGTGACTAGGTTTGCCGTCTGAGTAACCGTAAGGCACTTCGACGTAACCTTCTGGAACGCTGGCCTGCTTCATGGCGTTCTCATCTACCACGTCCTCGCCAGCTTCAAGAAGCTCGGCAATGCTAGGCTGAACTCCCAGAGCCTCTGCAATAGAAGCTACGAGAGTTAAGATCTGTGAGTTCTTCTTTACTACTAAATCTAACTTACCGAATAGCTCACCTAAGATAGGATCGTCCGCAGGATCCATAGGCGGTCCGCCAGCCATAGCCGGATCCATCATGGCCGGATCCATCATGGCCGGATCCATCATGGCCGGATCCATAGGCATACCAGTAGCGGGATCTACTGGCGGAGCTCCGCCTGCAGCAGGATCCATAGGAGGTTCTTGGCCTGGAATCTGCTGCGCCGCACCCGCTAATTCTTCTGCTGGAATAGCGCTGCTCTTATTTAATTTAGAGCTAATATAGTTAAGGACAGCGTCTAATTCGTCAGACATGCTACTTGTACCTAGAATAGAGTAAGTTTCAATTGTCGGCGTAAAGCCATCAAACAATGGTAATTGAATTCGGTGCGAAAACCAACCCTGTTAACAATAAGATAAGCTTGAGCAGTTAGTTATGACAACTTTAGGATTCGATAAATACTTAATACCTACAACGATAGTATACATAAGTATTCTATTTATTACGTTGTTTAATCTCGACTACAAGATTAATTACGCAGCAGAAGTTAGCTTGGACACGGTTACTAAGCAAGAGTTAAATCAAAACAACAGCTTAGTGATAACTATAACGATCGTGGCCTCGTCTACTCTGGCTTTTATGTGTGTGTTTATGGTGTTTGAAGATTTACGCATAAAAAAGATAGAGGATAGTTTAGACAAAGCTATAGATGGTTTAACCGAAAGCTACATCCCAGATGCGGATGGATCTAACCAGCGAGCAATAACTACGCTCTACGGCATAAAAGAAGCACATTTAAAGTTCATCATCATAGACGAGAATTTAAATGTAATTTTTTCGACACAAGAATTTGCCGAACAGTTTAATAAGGTGTGTGAAGAGTTGGTAGGGTCTGAAGTTAATTCGTTTTTGAGTGAGGACAGTATAAAAGAATTATACCTAATTTTAGCTATACCCAGTTGTAGACATGACGCAGAATTAACATTGGAGGTTGGTTTAAGTAATAATGAGCTACGTAAGATACACACGCACGTACATAAATATATGTTTGACGGAAAACATTATTTACTATGCTCTAGCTAGTTAAGGTTTAGTCGTGGACGTCACTAGATACGTAGAACTCATAGACAGGTTAGATAAGCTTAGAGGAGAGTTTGCAGCTATATACGCAGACATCACTAACCTTAAAGCTAACATGAGATTTCACGCACAAAACATAGATAGGTGTGTAGCTGATATAGGTAAGTTAGAAAGTAAGTTTGAGCACCTGTGTACTAGGCATGAGAATTTAATTCACTCAGTACAAATCATTAGTAACAAGTCCAACGTCAACATAGATATAGACCGAGTAAACTCTATAGGTAATCTAGGTGGAGAAACTAATAATAAAGTAGACTGATATGCGAAGAGATAAGATCACTAAAATAAACATCAACAACGTAAATAAGATAGACAAAGTAGTTGGTGGAGATTACTTAAACGAACCTGGAGAAGGTAAAGACGTACTCAAGCCTTCTACAGTAGCTGCTTGGGTTACAGTTGTCGTAGGCGTAATAACTATACTTGGCTCTTGCTCTAATTTAGGTAACTCAGTCAACAACACTGATGTTGATTTAAATAAAAACGAGGTCAAGTCTTTTTAATAGTTACTATCTGCGGTAAAAATAATTTAAGTAACTGCGTTCTGTCTTTTTCTTTAAGTCTAATTCGGTGTTGTTGATCGAGACAGTGTCATCTTGAAAAGACGCGCAAGGACCGGTAAACCGGTCGTATTTGTTGCCGTAGTTTACGTAAATAAAATAAACACAAAAATGTATGCTTGTGTTGTGGGCTATTTTTCTAGCATCGATGCCTACCGTTACTCTGATATTTTTCATACTTAGTTAAAATCAGTAATTTTTTTAGACGCATCAATCCTGGCTGGTATGCGTGGATGGGCTACATACTTATCTAAAGCTACTACATGTTTCTTAATTACAGAGGGGCCGGTGTGTCTGTATTTGTTGTAATCTCCGTAAATAAAATAATCGACACTAAAAATATCGACGCTTAAAACGTCAAATTCATTCATACTAAATACCTTACACATCGTTTAAACAAGAAATAACCCGGTATCTCTAACATAATGGCGTAAATTTCCGTAAGTCGTACGTTCATAAGCTGCACACAATACACGCAATCTGTGCGGATAAGTTGCGTTAATTTTATATTCTAAGTAATGAATCGTTACTATTACCATTGGCTTACACAAGACCAGCTACCTTTCTGTTGCGTACGTCAAGTATTAAGTATAAAGTGTTTTTTTTGTTTAAATAAGAAATACCGCGAACTACAAACGCAGCCCCAGTAAATCTGTATTCTGTGATAATTTTTAAATTAGTTTTTTTATCTACGCAATACGATATGCGTAGCGTGTTACTAATTTCAACAACTAACGTCATTACATTAGCGTTATTCGAGAGTCCAAGGATAAGCAACTGGTAAAATCTGCGTTTTTTTATATTCTACAATAATTAGTTTAAGTCTAAGTTCTTTCGGTCGCTCTGGTGTTATTAAAGTTGGCGTTCTCAAGACTACGTCGGTTTTTGTGCTTAAGCAAGCTCCAGTATATCTAAATTGATTGTAGTTATCGTAGTTAAATATTACGTGCTTGTTTTTAGCCTTTTGCTGTGGAGAAATATCTACTATAAACGGCGTTAATTTCATATATAACACTTCAGCTATGAGTTGATTTTTCTATCTTGTGCGTTAACGCCGAAATGTACTTTACGCAAATGTTATCTACGTACACATCATTAACGTTAAGGCGCATAAGTAGCGCATACGTAGGTGTGTTACAACAGACACCTGTGTACCTGCAAAGGTTAAATCTAAATTTATTGTTAGCTTTAACAATTACGTAGACCAAATTACGATTATCCTTAATCAAGACACTCACTCGCGAAACCTGCTGAGCGCCGCCGCCTATCGCTAGCAGTGATAATTACAGTAGTAAAGTCACACATAGATCCTCTGTGAGACTCAATTAACCATATGCTATCTTTAATTATAGCGTAAGGTCCGGTGTATCTTTTTCTGACTAAGAAGTCAATAACGCCAGACCGCGTTACAGTAACGACTACATTAACTGAGTCGCTGTCAATATCATCTAGCATGGATGAATTTCTACGTTGAGACGATTATCAATCATACGACGGGAACACCTGTACGACTTTGTCAACGTTATCTCCATTTCCTAACGTCATACAAACAAACACCGTTTTAAGTGTTCTACCGCTGGAACAAAAATACGATGAAGATCGCTTCATTAAAGCAGCTCCCGTATCCCTAGAAAAATTTATACCCGTGTTTTTCCAATTATTAAACTTATATTCGTAATAATTAACTTCCCGCAAGCTAACTCTAACTTTAATAACTGCTACACGTTTACCTGCAATTATTGATTTGAACATTACTCAAACCGTGACATAAACTTCGCTACTTCATCACTTTTTATAATTTCTTCAATAGTAAAGTCCGTACTAAACTGAGTTTGCATCTTAAACGGACTATTAACATATATTGGATTGTGGTCCTCATGAATTATCTGCACATAACCCCCTTCTTTAATCGAGTCTAAGTAAGTGCCACTACGTATAATCAGTTAAATTTACAGTTCGTTTTGATTTATGTTTAACCTCATGAATTATCTGCACATAACCCCCTTCTTTAATCGAGTCTAAGTAGGCGGCGCTAGCGCGTACTACAGAGGGACCGGTGTATCTATATGATTCTAAAGTGCCGTAGATTACGCAGTCTAGTGTTATCCTTACGCCGAACATCTAATTTTCAGACATATCCGTATTTTGCTCGCATTTACGTTTAATATCATAAATTATTTGAACATATAGTTCTTCTTTAAACGAGTCTAAGAAGATTAGTCTAGGAAATATTACGTAAGGACCGGTATACCTATATAAGCTGTGGTCGTACATTACACGACCTGGCGCTATTTTTATCTTGATCATCTGCATCCTAACTAAAAAATCTGCTCGGACTTATTTATAAAATCATAGATTTTTTCAACATAGCGTCCTTCTTTAATCGAGTCTAAGTAAATTCTTAGAAGAAATATTGAGGAAGGACCGGTATATCTGCCGTAGACGTAAATTACCCTACTTAACGATACTTCTATCCTTAACATCTAATTCCTCTGCAAATACGTAACTTGTTTTAAGCCTAAAATCATAAATTTTTCTAATACGGTATTTTTCTTGGAACGAATATAAATATGAATACGTACGCCCTACAATTGCTGGTCCAGTGTATCTTATTCGACCTGGTCCATCGGTACTGACATAAACTATATGGTGTAGTGATATCTTTACTGGGAACATCTAGATAATTTTAATTTCACGGTATTTAACTGCGTATCTATAATGCAGCAGCGGCCTACGTCCATTATTGCGTTTTCTTAGTTTTATTATTTTCTTTAAAACAAAATAATTACGACCCGCTATACAAGGACCGGTGTACTTAGCTAGCCCTAACGGTGAGTAGTACCATATCCCTGAGCTATCTACTACTACTTTAAACATGCAAGCGCGCTACCTTAGAAGAAGCAACGATCACAAAGATTTTTTATTAGTGTAAAAATAGAATTTAGATTTTCTAGACAAATTATGTTTTAAAGCAACGTATCTGTTAGTGATTACGGCGGGGCCGGTTAATCGGTGATCTCTTAATGAGTATTTTCCTAAGAAACTGTAGTTTAAATTTCTTCTATCAACTATTTTTACAAAAATTTTAAATTTCAGCCGCATGTTTATGGTTGGAAACCTATACATTGGAGGATGTCTTTTAAAATACTTGTTTTTTATATTCTGTTTCATGTCTACATAATTTTTTTTTACGTATGTCAAAAATTATTTGACGGTACGTGTTTGGGAAATGACTAAGATCTGCACAGCATGATATCGAGTATATTATAGAAGGCCCGGTATATCTAATTAAGTATCTGTTACCATAAACAACCTCGTTTTTTGAAATTTTTATTAACTGGGGAACTATCTGACAGCCGTCCTCACTGTGACTAGTTACGTTCGTCATTCTATTAAAGGTACCAATTTGAGACATATTATTAAACACCTAACGGAAGTAATGAGTTTTACAAGTATTTGCTGAAAGTATGTATCAAGTAGAACGTAGTTGTCTGAGACTACATAAGGTCCTGTATGTCTATAGAAAGTAAGGCCAGCTCTAACAACCTGATATCTAGAAATATAGTCACCGTACGATATCTTCATATTCGACACTGTTACGCTCAAATTAGTCATGCAGTGTTTGTTCTCAGGTAAGTAGAATTTAAAAAAGTTACGCTTATCTAAGCTTTTTCACTCAGTGGGGATAGTCGATTGTTTGCTTACTAGAGATAACAAAAAGTCTGCACGTAATAACCGTTTTCAGTCGAATAAACATCTAAATCGAAACTTCCATTATCTAGCGCACAAGGCCCAGTATGTCTGACGAAGTCATAAATTAACACGTTAAAAGCATTTATATTAACTTGCATAGTAATTTTGTTTGTTTGAGTGCGCGCAAATTTTACAGCAGTAGACTTTCTCTGGAGACAGATACTGTAAGACGACGTAGTTTTTAATTATTAACCGAGGCCCGGTATTTCTAGCTAAGATAAAATTACCATACCCTAAGCCTATATGCGTTATAGATACACTAAACATCGCTAAAACATCCTGGCAGCGGCTCGTGCTGCAAATATTTTGTCTAAAAAAGAAATGTTAGCCCAAATTATAGCTGGCCCGGTATACCTAAACTGACTCATTTCAGGACTATATATGACGTAGTATTTTAGGAAATTATTAATCCCTACTTTAGCGATAGTTACGCTATACGGTTGAATCTTCAGTCTCATTGCTTAGTACTAAAATCAAAAAGATCGTTTGTCTTTTTGATCTTAAAGTAGCAAATTTTTTGAGTAAAACATTCTACGGGTTTAACAGCACTACCTAGCTGTATCTGCACTGAATTACGTTCTTTAAAATTTATATAATAATCTAGATAAACCGAATCATGACGAAATACCGCAGGGCCAGTATATCTAGCTTCTACGTAACTACCATAAACTGTTATATTATTAGAAACTTCTACAAGCATGACGCCCTCTTAAGCTTAAATTTACAGACCTTAAAATGAGTTTCTCCTGATGCTTCAGAATAAATTAGACAAATATTACTAGCCCGAATTATGCCAGGTCCAGTATACCGACGACAGGTTAAGGACCCGCAGTAGTAGTTAAGTGCGATGTTATCGTTCATATTTTCATCGTATATTTTATAAATAATTACACTATATCTAGAAATGATTACATGAGGCATAATTTTTCTTATCAATGTGTAAATTTAAGCACAAATTGACTTTTCGATTTTTGTAGTCCTAAAATAGCAAATTTTTAATTCATATAAGTTGTTACAGTCATTGTACTCTAGACAAATGTGGTCAGAAGATACCACAGAGGGGCCGGTGTGTCTGCATGAAGCGTACTGCCCGTAAATAATAATTGTGCTAATTGCAGACGGCTCAGAGACGGTTACCTGACACGTATGTTTTTTATGTCTAGCCATTTTACGATATACTTGGAATTTTCCGTACATACTTAAACTTAAAATTGTATACGCTTATATACGCATCTCCCATAACTACTGGTCCGGTGTAGTTTACTCGCCCTGAGCCGTCGGTGTTAGAGTAGTACATATACGTGTGTCTTTTAGTCTTGATTTTATCAGCAGATATAAACACAGATACTTTATTAGCAGATATAAATACAAATACTGTGTTCATTAGGCTCTGTTAAAGATTTTTTTGTAGTTAAAGAAGAAAGTAACGACATCATCGTTAGATTTTAAAATTGATTTATGTAGACACATATATTTATTGTTTATATGTGATGACCCGGTAGATCTGCGCATTAAAAAAATGCGATTGCTACGTGTTTCACTTTTTTCTTCTAAACAATAAGTTAAAGAATCTTTGCTTATTTTTATTTGAACCATTCAATCCTCACGTGAAAGTTAATTTTCTATGTTTAGCGTCAATATGTTTTAGTTTAGAAGTACTTTTAGATGTTCTGTCGTAAGTTATTCTAGACATGAAACAGACTGACGGACCTGTGTACCTCAGTTTGAGGTAGTCGCCGTAAACAACACTAACCTTAGTTACCTCAACTACTAGGCTTTCGGTTTTGGTTATCATGGTTTTTCTGTAATTATTTAAGTAAACTGACGCAGTTAGCTGAGCCATGGGATATTGTGTTCTCTATCTTTGGCTTTAACATGTTTCAGTCTGTTTTCCAAGGTACTGTAGTTCCACGTATCAAAAGACACTCTATTTTCGCGACAAATGGACGGGCCTGTACACCTTAAATACCTACTATTACCGTAAATAAAAGATAAACTATTTACTTCAACTAGCATTCCGGCCTCGCCTGGCTTTAACTTGGCCATTCTTTTATCCAATTTGTAGCTAATTTCTCTCTAAAATAAATAATTTTATGCGAAGTGTTTTTAGCAAGTAATATTCCGTTATTGTTGTGTATGTACTGAGTAGGTCCGGTTTGTCTATGTTTGTTTTTGTAGTTTCTACCGTACTCTAAAGTTAGATAAGGATTTTCATTACCACCGTTAGTTAGAGAATTAATTTTTACCAACATAGTCATAGGTTTAAAGATATCTCATCATTTGGGCCGTACTTCATAAAGTATGCTTCTGTAAAAAACTTTATTTCTGGTGTCTATAAAATTGTACGCATCTTCTAGCGGGTTATGTTGAAACAAAACCCCGTTACTAAATATAGTAACGGGGCCTGTGTGTCTTATGACTTCAACGTAACTAGTTAAAGACGTTAAGCCAGTTTCTTGCGTGTTTACTACGACTCGCATGCAGAGCAGTTTAGTATCTCTCTAGACAACTGCTGAGATGGATTAGCGCTTCGCTGATAGTAGAGACTCTTTACTCCTTGCTCCCAAGCAAAGATCATAAGATCACTTACTAACTTAGCCTTAGTACCAGGCGGTATCATGATGTTTAAGCTCTGACCTTGATCGATGTGCTGCTGGCGTTGGGCAGCTTGAATTATGACTTGCTTAGGACTAATTTCTGAGAAGGTCTTAAAGACGTTCTTCTCATGGTCGTCCATAAAGTCTAAATGCTGTACAGATCCGCCGTGCGTTAGGATGCTGTGCCACGTGTTAGCGTCATCCTTATTTTTAGCCTTTAGTAAATCCACTAGATAAGGATTTCTATAAGTGAAGTTACCTTTGGCTAAACGCTTAACAAAGTAGTTACTATTGAGTGGCTCTATGCTAGGTGATACCTGACCTAATATAAAAGACGAAGATGTCGTAGGAGCTATCGCCATTGTGTGCGTATTACGCGCGCCGTAACCTTTTAGAATATCTGGCTCACCTAGAACATCCGCTAGCTTAGTCGTAGCTGCTTTACAGCGCTCAGATATAGTCTTAAAGATGCTTACGTTCTCTAGATTAGCTTCAAAGCTATCGAAAGGTATCATCTTAGACTGAAGATACGAGTGCCAGCCTAAAACCCCAAGACCTAGAGCCCTATGGTCTTTAGCGAAATTATAAGGATGTTCCATAAAAGGAAGATCCTTAGACTTACGGACGAACTCCTCGTTTACCGTGTCGAGGAAATATATTAGCGTCTCGACCGCGTCTGTAGACTTTATAGCATCCCAGTGTTCTAAGTTTATAGAAGATAACACGCATACAAAAGAGTATTTTTCATCTGAATGGAGCGATATTTCCGCGCAGTTATGTGTTACGACTCCGTTGCAGACCCAATGGTGCTCTGCTGAGTCTACAGTCACGCAGTAGACGTCTTCTTGGCCTACGTAATTAATAGACTTAATTTTATGGAAGGCGTTATCTAAATCATCGTCTAAACTATAAAGTGTATAAACCCCTTCAGCTTCTCTTAATTTTAAAGCACAGTTAATTCCCAAATTCACTAGTACGAGTTGTAAGTCTTTTAGGAAGTCCTTTGACCGGTGGTGCAGCCCTCTTCCAATATTTGGAAGTAGTAGGCCTCTTATATATGCTCTCTGCGTATCTTCGTTTGACTCCCAGATCCAGTCTGGGACTTCAGTTAACGTATTATCTTCAGTTTCTGATTGGTGCAAGCCTAGTAGAAAAGCTTCATCTTCTTTATTGACGTCACCAAACAGACCTTTATTAGTCTGAACAGCTACTAAATCGCCTACGTTTAAATCTGAGCAAGCTACGTCGGCCGTCTTAACTACCGTATCCAAAGTGCCAGACGTCCTGACTTTAACTTTATGGTAGCTAGTAACTTTATGTGTGAGGCCGTTATCTAGCTCAATTTCATAGACATCGGCCATACGTTCTACAAGAGACATAGGCCCTGAATTAACAATCTTATCGTTGTCAAACAGTGTTAAGTTACCTCCGATCTCATACAGCTCTTTAGCTGTAAGCATACCTCGGCTAGTTACAACCCGCTGGTCTCCAGCAACGCAAAGATTTTGTGATTTTACGCTTAAATTTTTATCTTTATAAACTTTAGGATTGTTTTTATTAATGTTGTCTATAAAAGCGACATAAGGATAACCGCTCTCAAATCTCTTCTCAATTATCTTAGCCCATACCTTACGCTTGTCTTTGTCTCCGGCAATCATATCTCTCATCCAGTCGTCGGTGATAGTTACACCTATCGACATGTTCTGAATAGGATGGCCGTCAGATCTTATGCGCAAAAACTCTAGTATGTCGGGATGGCTTACAGGTAAGTAGGCAGCGAAAGATCCGCGCCTAGAGTTGCCCTGGTTCACCGTATCTGCCACTTTATCGAACAACTCCATAAAGTGTACGGCTCCGCTAGAAGTGCCGCCTACGCTTATAGGCGCGCCTCTAGGACGTATGTCGCCGAAGTAACCAGATGTGCCGCCGCCGTACTTACTCATCATGCCGACTTCAGCAGTCTTATATAGTATAGACTGCATTTTGTCCGACAAATGTGAGTTGAAGCAATTATGAAGTAGGACACCAGCAGCGCTAAAAGAATGATCATCTTCAACAGTAAAATCATATACATCTTCTGATTTATCTGTTTTTAATATTTCTCTAATTTTCGAGTAATATAAACCATCATGAAATTTAATAGCAAATCTGCTAGATCTTCTATTATCTGTTTCATAAGATATAAAGATACATGTATAAGTATGTGTAGTTGTTGCTAATTTTCCTGCTTTTTCTTGCATTTGCAGCGACATCTGCAAACCAAGTTTTAGTCCTATCTGGTATATTTGAAGCAGCATTTTAGGATTTGCTACGGTTATTCTGTTGGAATTGCTTTTAGTTTTTGTACCATCCCCATCCAACAAGCCTTTTAAGAAAAGATCAAGTTTTTCTTTGGGTAGATCAATAATCCATTGAGGTATTGTTTTTTCTTTACATCCTTTACCAAAAGATTCGAAAAAATTACCTATAATATTAGAGTTAATATTTGCGTTACTCCAGCTTGTAGATTTTCCATTTCTATTACACACACTGTCATAGATGTTACCTTTTAAGCCGAATTTTTCAGACATTATATGGAACCATTTATCCCCCAATTCTTTTTCGTCTTTAGTATTATACGTTATACGAATTCCGCACGGTGAGCCACCTCTAGTGCTAAGGGATCCCTCGGCAAACCACAACCCCAAAGCCCAAGCTAGGTCGTTATCTACTTGTATTTTTTCTTTGGGTGTAGCGTAGTAATCAACATATACTCCGTTCTTTGATCTTTTTTTATACTTTATATTGTCTGTAATTAATTTACATATTTTACCATCAATTATAGTTGATTCAAAATTACAAAATGGTTTTAGATCTATTTCGTAATCTTGCTCAATATATTCTATATCTCCGTTAATAGCGACAAGATGGTAATCTGAATTTAACTCATCACATCTAACCCATCCTAAATTTGTTAAAACCAAATGGTTTCCAGTGATGTATAGTGGTGTCATTCTGCTAGATATTTTAATTTTATAAATATCTTTTTGATTTTTTGTTAAAATTACATCTGTTACTTTTTTATATTGCCCTTTATGAGTTAAAACCTCGTCTCCTATTTCTATATCTTTAGCTAGTTTGCCTCCATTATATTTTGTATTTATCCATGTATCACCAACAACGCAGGACACAGGAAGTCCGCGATCGTTTCCGTAATTAGTCCAGACCGGCGTAGCTAGGGAGTAGAAGCCTCTAGCTAAATAACCATAGAACTTATCAGCAAAGCCGGCGAAGTTAGGGCCTAACGTCTTCTCAGCGTTCTTACTAATATCTAGAAGCCTATCCTCAGCTTCTTGACCCTCGGCTAAATATCCTCGGGATAGAAAAAGCCTAGAGTCATTGTTAAGCCAGTAGAAGTCGGACATGTTGCTTCCTTTAAAACAAATCTTCTTCGGAGAAACTCTGGCCTTTTTTCGAATACTCTACCGGACGAGCATGGAAAAAGTCCGTCATACCGTTACCTAAAGACTCTTCATCAAACCACAGAGTCTTGGCGAGTATATCCTGGTCTACATCAAAAACCGAGTCAAACCCTATCTGACTTAATGAGCTGTTGATACGGTTCTTAACGAACTCTTTTAATAGCTCGGCAGAAAGTAACTCGTCCTTGATGCCGTTAACCATCCAGTCGATGATCTTAGACTCGGCTTTAAAAGCTTCTCGGGCTTCATCTAGTATTCGGCCTTGAAGCTCGTCATCAAATAACTCAGGGTGCTCGCTTCTTATTACCTGTATAAGCTTTATGCCGGCTTTAGCGTGTAGGTCTTCTTCCTTGAGTGTGTAATTCGTCTGCTGGTTTGTGTCTTTTAATAAATTTTTACGACCAAACCAATTAATTACGTAGAACTGACTAAAGAGAGACACGTTCTCCACAAAAAGAGTAAATAATATTAAGGCATATATAAATTGTTTTTTACTGTCTTTATAAAATCTGTGTGTATACTTTCGTAAGTATTTAACACGCCCCTGCATCCACTCTAGTTGCAGGTTCTTTTCGAATACATCTTCAATACCTAGAACCTCTAATAAACGCTCGTAGGCCGAATTGTGGATACAATTACCTGCAATAAATGTTCGCCCATCTAAGCGAGTCATTATCGCACCGGTGTCCACAGTGACACAACCAACTCTACCGAAGTAATCAACTTCTTCTTTACGCATATCACTTATATGACGCCAAAGACTCGGCTTTTTGGCGAATAAAACTCTATGTTTTCGCCTATTTTGGCCTGTCCTGTAGTCGTCAGTAAACCCTACAGTTGTGTGGTAGCCGGCCAAAATACCTACATGCTGGCAAAAATCTACATTCTCTTTGTACTTAGAGAAGTAAGCTCTTTGACGCAAACTACCATCCCAATGAAATAATTCTTCTACAAACTCTTTACACCAGTCTGTAGATTTATTACTCAAGTCAACCCAAGAGAAATTCTTATAATCATTATCTGTAGGGAAAACAACGTTAAAAACCTGCGTCACACCATCTTTAAGTGTGTACTTTTTGTAGTCTATTCCGGCATTACTGATTAAGTATTCGATGCGTTCTATTTTTCGAGCACGCCTAAACCTAAGTTGATACGTGTAACCACCGGTTGAACCTCGCTCAACATACTCGCCACGCCTAGAATACCCCATAGCTCTTGTACCGTCCGCTTGTATCGCGATAGCTAGCCTATCCATGTAGCTCAGCTTATTAACGGTCTTTTTTTCTGAAGATATATACGTAGTCTTTGGCATTTTAATAGACGGATGTATCTTCAGATCTTTAGCCGTAGCTTTAGTCAGCTCCCAAGAATTACTTCGTATACGTCTAACTAACATATTGTGGTTGGGCGTAACCATGCACTTGTTAGACTTACTACCAAAAATAAACATCGCGCCTTTGTAAGGCTTACTAAAAGAATCTTTAGCCTTTGTTTCAGACAAAGACCCATCTTCAGGATGGTACTGATAAATTGGGTCGCCGTTTTTAACGTCAAATAAATTACACCAACCAGATGGAGTTAATACTTCTGTTCCTTCGGCATAACACTCTACGTTAGCCATGACGTACCCCATGTCTCTTATAGACGGGTGAGGTAAGTTATCGCCTAGTTTAGCCCAGAAAGTCTTAACAGCTACTTCTATCTGCGCTATGGCCGATAAACATCTGACTATTATCTCTTGTTCTTGCTCGGTTAAATTAGTTCTAAAATCATGTATATCTGAGCAAAAATTAAATTCTCTGTCTGTCCAATGTCCCTCCCACATAGCTCGCACAAATTCTTCAGTCCAGGGATAATGGTCCGGCTTGCGTGCGAGCTGCTCTTCGAATATCACGAGAATTTCCTCAAGTGAAAGTTGTGTGGGTAGACAAAAAATCCGCCAAAGATACTTTGCTTTGAGGCAAAGATAGGCGGACTTTATTTAAGACTTAGAGTTAGTTACAGGCGCCAATGATCAAGCTCTAATACACTTTACCACACCTGCTGCTAGTTAAAAAATAGATGAGCGTCCCCGCCCAGAAACGAGCGGGGACGCGTTATTTAACTAAGCTTAGCTGCCGAAACACATTGTCGTATAAACAATGTGATCCAGCACCACGTGGTATAGCGCTTTATTGTTAGAAGTTACTCCCCACTCCACGTGCGTAGGGACAACTACCTTAGCACAGCTGCTGGCCGCGCAGACCCTAAGATACTCGATCTGCTTTTCTTCTTCCAGCGGCTCGAGTACTTCTTTGTCCCAAGTCTTCTCAAACTCGAACAAGTGCGGCCGCTCCCAAGCGTATGCTGAGGCGAACTCTTGATTAGTTAAAACAAGATCGATCGAGAAGGGGAGCTTCTCCGTATGTCGATCATCTGGCCTGTCTAGCCAGTAAGTAGGCTGTATGGCGTCGAATACGACTCGATAGAGGTTGTAGGGCATGCCCTCGCCACTCTGCAGATTACCGCTTGCCACTTCGTTAAGGATATAACTCTCAGCGCCGCAGGTATCCTCTGAGATGCTTGCAACCGCTCCCCACAGGAAGTGATTAAATTTATTACTTAACATATCAGCTACGTAGCTGTGCGCTAAGTCTCCTCCTTTAAGGCCAGCTAAGCAAGCCCATAGGAAGCTAGATAAAGCGGTTTCGCACTTCTCAACCGACTCGAAAGACGAACCAAAACTTTCGAACTCTTCACTTAAAATAGCTACACACTCATCAAAGACGGCGTTCCTAATTTCAGGACTCCAGGCTCTCGTAAGCCCGCGTCCCTGATTATAGAGCCAGTCGGCAATGAAGTAGGTGTGTCGAAAATACTTGTCTATGTTACCTTTACTTTTTCGCTTAATGTAAGGTAGCTTAACATCCATAAAATTCTTAAAAGCCGGCTTAACGTCAGCCAGCTCCATCTTTCTTAGCGCATCATAGCCTCCGGCAGATGTCGGCCTGTAGTGCAAGAAAAATCTCGGAAAACCTTCCGCGTCCAGGCCCAACATATCTTCCACGTAGTTAGTGAACATACTGTGCAGCGCGTTTTGCGGTTCCATGCTTAATTCCTTTGGTTTTGAAAGAGTCTGATTCCGCTTCTTTGTTGTTCTAAGTAAAAACTTCCTCTTAGTAGATCTAGTATTTCTCTAGCCGACGGTTCTGTCTGTAGTCTTCTTAATAGAGCATTTTGGGTAGGACTATATAGCTACCTAAACTGACTTCCTTTATAAAACGTAAGACCTGCCTCAAATATTAAGTGGTTAATAAATGGTAGGAAATTTTTCTCTCGCTCAAAGTAACCTGGATCTCTAATCTCTATACACTTCACCAAAGCCATAGAGTATATGGCAAACTCTAAACAACCAGACACGCCGTCTGTGTTCTCTTGTCTGTACCGATTATTTAACAGATCGTCTACGCATACCTTACCTCCGTTTATGTAACAAACGAACTCGTCTAACACATATAAAGGCGTATCGTCCCAGTGCCTAACTTGTTGCACGAAGTACAAATTAAAACGGCGACCTCTTAGAGCCGCCGGAACAAATTGCGCTACATCTCTCAACCTGATGTTAGGTTCGGCGAGTACTACGTACTCCCCTCTACCAACAAAAAAAGCGTTTATCTTATGAGGATAAACGCTCCTGAATCTGTTTCTTAGTGACGAGTTTATACCATGCGTTGTCTCGTGCGCGTTGGTAGACCTTATATCCCGGACGTATGGATTTGAAGCATAATTCATTACGTCCGAATAAAAAGTACCTGAACCAAATCTATTAGTAACTGGCTCAATTTTACTAAAGATTAAGTCATTCACACACATGACCGCTAATAGACTAAACATGGTATAAACCTAGTTAAAGTTTAAAACTAAGATAATGACTAAAATAGGACCGGCAGGATTCGAACCCGCAACCAAGAAATTCTGGTTTGTGAAAATTTTCATTTTCTCCCTGGACTATCTCACCACCCACGACATTACTCGTTTGGGTGTGGGGCGCTCTAGGCGGTAATTAAGAGGACTTTACCTCTCCGCTAGTCTCTGCACCTTCTTCTGGTGTACCAGAAGCTTGGCTCAGGATTGCCGTGTCTATTTCGTAAGATTTTATCCACTTCCTGATCGCATTATCTGAAACTCCATACTTACTACCAATTGCTACCATTGATAGATTTTGCATGTCGATTTCTAGCGTCGGCCTGTCCGGTCTTTCAACCTTCCTGGAAAGGATACGCTTGCATTTAAGTGAGCAAGCACCTTTTTGCTTTGCTTGTAGAGTTTTTCCACAAACTTTACATGTCGAAATAGATTTAGGTTTCCCTGAATTCACCCCATTCTCATTTACATCTTTCAATGTAAAGGCACCATTTGTCTCCATCCATCTGTGAAGTTTTGCATGCTGACTCCGCTCCAAAACAAGCAGATTCGAAGACCTGTTGTTCTCGCGGTTCCCATCTAAGTGATGAACTACTTCATCACTTTCTAAGCTTCTTCCTAGTGAATTTTGAGCAACAGCTACATGTTCGTACACATATCCGTTCCAATTTTCACTGGTCATAGCTTTTGGATGAGTTGGGTCGTAGATAACTCTATACCCATTCAACATTCTCACCTTACTTTTGGATTTCGACATCCGACTTCTTTCGATGGTTCTTAGTTACTTAGTAAAGTACACCATAACCAAGAACACAAGAGTCAACACTGATGAGTTTCCTGCTCTAACCTTTGAGCTACGGTCCCAACTGTTAGTGGATAATTAGTTCTATTTTAAGCACGCCTAGCAGCCACAAGATTATGGCGGCTATAGGTAAGCTGAGCAGCATACCTAATACCCACTGGACTATAAACCATGCAATATTCTTCATATTTTTCACTCCTTTGCAATACTACTGAAAATACCTCTGGAGGGATTCGAACCCCCGACCGACGGCTTAGCTTCCAGCATCATGTTTCCATGACCACCGATAAAGGCTTGCTGGCTGGACTATATCTTAGCCATTTCAGGCTGGAGGCGTGTAGTCTCTACGCATCCCATAGTTAAATGGTTTGCTCGGAGTTGTCGTGTGAATACTTCGTGTACTCTCTTACGATATTCTCCGATATAGCCTCCTCCACTTTATGTGTTAGTCCATGAAGTTGAATTTCACGTGAGAACTTTCCTCGACATGAGGATGAGCAAGTAGCATATTTTGTAGGTTTTACTAAATGTGTTTGTCGTCGCGGCCGATGAAATAACACACCGCAGCTCGGACATTTTAGCTCCACAAAACGAGCACCCTGTTCATACCCATGAACTCTTGCGTGATCTGCTTCATCCATAACACGCAAGTTATCTACACGATTATCTTTCTTATCACCGTTTAGGTGATGCACAACTTCAGTCGGATCAAGAAGCCTGCCAAGGTGATTTTCCACTACTACTCTATGATGCAATACATAGCCATGCTTGGTACAGCTTGGATGATTGCGCACAACGTAGTAATTGTAATCTCCTTTGCTAACTATCTTCTCGATCTTCCACATAAAGGCTCCCACTACTTAAAGGCCGCTGCTCTATCCGCTGAGCTACAGAGGCTTACATTACTCGGCTGCTTTTATCTCGTCTTCGTAGAACCAAGCTAGTAACTTTAGTTTAGATTTTTGTTTTTTGTCCAAATTGACTAAATAGCCGTAACCGTACTTCGGATGAAATCTGTTAGTGACTTCTGATATAGTTCCCAAACCGTAGTGATTTACCTCGACTCTTTGATTTAACTCAAATGAAGGTTTGTCAGACAAGTCCCGCTCCTACTCGAATATTACGGTCCAAAAATGCCCATCATAGTGCGCACCAAATTTAGTTATATTTGTGTTAAGTGTTAGATAGTAGCCAGGTCCCTCGCTAAATAATTTGCTAAAGACATTTATAGCGAACATGCCGTCATTTGCCACGAAGCAACCGGTTTGACGAGTGTACTCACCTAAGCCGTAACGCCTTTGAAACTGGTTATTAAAATAACACTCAGAGCTTAAGTCAGCGCAGTATCTTAACTCAGGTAAATTGTGGCTGTGCCTGCGGTTGACCAGCATAGTATACAGACCGGCTACAGGCTTGTCCGCTTCCATACGCCTGTAGTTATCGGTACTAGAGATAGATGTATCTACTGATAAAACTAAAATTACTATTAATTTTAGTAGATACATCTTTAGTCGCTTTTAGTCGCGGCGAAGAGCCCTCAGAGCCTGCGCCAGTACTTGAACGTTCTCTCTGCAGTAATCTCTGCCTAGAGCTATCTTAAAAGGATTCTGCGCGCACCTGTGTCTTTCGTTTAACTCTCTTAACTCGTCCGTGTGTCTTCGGTGTAATGCTCTACGTTCTTCGTTGTTAGCTTTCTCCTGAGCTAAGTACTTATCTATTAAAGCCTGCATGCTACCAACCTAGAAGTTTACCTGAGTTGAGTCTGTTTTTTACTAGTATAGCTGCGGTCTCACTGGAGTAGCTACCAAAAACATGTATGCTTCCGTCTGACAGTATCCTGACAACCCTGAATACATGCTTACCTAGACCAGCGCCTGTCTCTATATAAAACTCTGACTTCTCTTCCAACAGGCTCTCAGTGACTTTATCTACGTCATCAGGAATTGATTCGCCTAAAGTGTAGGTCTTACTTGTAGCAGGATTAAACTTAATAACCTTATTGTTAGACGACTTAACAAACTTGAGCGTACCCTCGTCTTCGTTGTAATAAACGACAATGTCGTAATTTTCAGAGTTTTTGTGCTTAGCCCAATAAAATCCAGAAGCTGGCATAGAACCTTCTCCACGTTTAAGGAAACAAGTGAGATCGACCTAACAACGACCGAAGTCGTGAAGTAATACGAACTTTACGTAACTCTCGAAGTTTAGCGACAATAGCCGCCTTAGCCTCTTCATTTAATGTATAGTGTTCCGGCCCTGGCTGAGGTCGCAGATGCAACGGCACGTCGGCTATATTTTTATATCCTCGCGTATTAAATAACTGCTCATAAGCCAACCGTTGTTTCTCTTTAGCCTCGGCTGGTTCAAAGTCATCTAACTTGAGCGTAGCAACTTCTTTAGGAGCAAATCTCAGCCGATCTCCACCGCGACTATGGCCGATCCATAATTTACCGCCAGGCGGTAACGTGCCGCCCAGCCCATCGTCAAAGCTGTATGTAAACCCGTTTTCGCCAACAACTTTAGCTACGTCTTCGTAGAAACTAGCGTAATTATGCGCATTACCGGTATCTACTTCCGGGTTACCCTTAATAATGTATACGTCCGACACAGGTTGCGTTGACGCTGATTTAGACCACAAATTAGACAGCAACTTCTGCAGTCGTTTTTGATCCATAACGCACCTTTAATATTGGTGAAAATAACCTACAGCATACACTGTAAAGATTGTGAGTTTATCTCGGTTAACTCACAAAAATAAATAGGGGTAGTCGGATTCGAACCGACACTTGAAGGTTTTTAATACCTTTGTCTCTGCCAGTTGGACTATACCCCCCGCGTGGCTATTAATCAGAAATAGTCGGGACTTATGAACATGTCCCGACTATGTACTAGTGGAAGTCATTTACTCAACTTTAACTACCTGTGCGTCTGCCGATTCCGCCATCCGGCCTTAGTAGCTCCCCCAGTAGGGCTCGAACCTACAACCACTCCGTTAACAGCGGAACGCTCTGCCATTGAGCTACAGGGGATTAAGATTCGCTGATCTTAACAGGATCATCTACGTTTAGCTCGCCGCGCTTAAATGCGGCAACCGCGTCAGTAACGGAACTAAAATATTTAGTTCGTTTGCGGTCATTGCGTTTTGTAGAAGCGTAATATAGCCCAAGAAGATGATCTTGGCTAACAGAAAAAGCCGGAGTCTTTTTATCCTGGTGGTGGATAAGCATACTGGCCGGAGAGAGTCTTTGTCTAACCTCTCTTACGACTTCGTCGCTGTGAGGGACGTGCATATTAACAGCGTCACCGTCGTTGTCAGCTCCGAGTCCTTTATATACGAAAGGGTTTAACCTGATACCATCGCCCGACACCAAGACTGGCTCTAGGGCGATATTACCGTACCTATGTAGTACTGGCGCTCTACTAAGAACAACCGGTCTATCTTTAATCACTCTCTGTAGAGCCTGTATAGCTTCCTTAGATTTATTCTTAACTGACTCTAAAGCTTCTACCCTAGGCATACCGCTTTGAACTAAATCTCTAATTACATAATTAGAGTAAGAGGTTAAGGCCTGAGTTACCGGAACACCTACCTGACCCATTTTAAGACTAGTGTCAGGCACCAAGACGCCTCTAGTGACGTTGTCGACGTTGGTAGATAAAAGCCGGCGCTGAACTATGCCGGTCTTAGGTGAGTCTCCGATTATCTCTTTAATAAGACCTTTTACTTTTTTAGACCTCAGCTCTCGGCTTTGAGGATCAGTTAAACCAACTAGAGCTTTATGTGCGTCATACGTAGCCAAACGCTCCTTACTTAAGTCAGATGAAAACTGTTTCATCTCTCCTAAGTTCTCAGCAGCTAACATTAACTCTCTATATAAATAGTTAGAGTCAGAGACAGCTACCGATCCCTTATTACCTATGCGAGATATAGGTCTAAGATTGGGAGGAATAACCGGCACAACACTTACCATAAGCTCTTCAGGCTTAACGCCAGTGCGCTCGAACATCTTTAGATAACGCAAGCGCTTAACAGCTGCGTCTCTAGCTGTTTTCTTAGTGCCAGCTATTTCTTGTCTAGCGCGCTTAATCTCATCGTCTACGTTTAAGTTCTTAAGGTAGCTATGTAGAGCATCTGGTCCTGAGCCAAACTTACCTAACTCTTCTGTACCCGAAATAATGCCTCTAAATTGCTTCTCAGTTACACCGAGTAGCTTGCGCAAAGGCTCTTCAAATACTGGATTAGGTAGAGCTTCAGGTAAATCAAAAGCCGCAAATTTATCGCCTTCACCAAATATCGCAGGATCCATTAAACCGCCTTTTATAGGCTGAAGATCCTTAAACATGTTAACAGTGTCAGGTACTGTCACTCGTTTACTGCCGGCCAGCTCTCTAACATCGTTGTCGGTCATAGCCATAAGCTGAGTGTCTTCGCCTGACTTTACCGGGTTTATACCTATACCTTTAAGTCGGTCTAAAAATCCCTCATATACTTCATTAACTTGAGGCAATTCTATATTGTGACCACCCATATAAGCCGACCAGAAGTCATCGTTACGTCTTCCTCTAAGCAACGAAGATTCTCTGCTGTACTTATAAGCTCCTTGAGCCATATGTGCAGCTAGTTCCTGGCCCGATACTCGCTTAGCCTGACCTTTAGTGCCTCTAGCTGGTTCTCCGGAAGCCGAGTAAGAGCCAATACTTCTAGCTGACGACTTAGCCTCAGCTGAGTGATGTAAGGCCATTAAATAAGAATTACCAACAAGAACACCAGGTATCTGCCTGCCTGTGTTAGGGTCGGTTACCGTCTCTGTAGCGTTAAGCTTATTTTTACCTAACTCTTCTTTGACCAGTTGAGTGAAGTCTTGGCCGGTAAAGTCTTCAATTTTATAAGACTTACCAGTCTTGGCTGCGACTTTACCTAGTAGCATCGTTAAAGGGAAAGACGAGTTACCTCTAGATATAACCGCCAAAGGAGATATGAGCGCGTCTATAATTTCACCATCCTCAGCCACAGGCATCTGAGCATCAGGCAGAATTCTAACCGTACCTTTATTACCGTATAAGCCTGCAATCTTGTCTGCTTCTTCAAGTGGCTTACTGGTAGTCACCATAACGCTGAAGCCTTTGCCTGAGTCAGCTATATGTGTTACCAAGCCCTCATGGTTGTGGTCCCAAGTAACACTAGCATCTGAGTAAGACTTAGCTTGCTTTTTATGTACTCGGTTGCCAGTCATGTCTGTCTCACGTATAGCTAAAATAAGCGGATCGCCTTTTTTAACTACCGTGCCCGGCTTGACTACGCCATTATCGTCAAGCGTGTCTAAAATGTCTTTGTTGTACTTTGAAGCAAAAACAGATACGAACGGCTTTTTACCTACCTCGTCTTTATCTGTTATTTCAAAATGGCTTTTATAAGCTTGGTTTAACCTCATACTGTTAGCCATGCGCTGGCTAAAGATGATAGCGTCTTCCCAGTTTTCACCCCAAGGTATAAGAGCTGTTCTAACGTTCTTACCAAAAGCCAAAGAGCCTTGGTCGTCTGTAAAATTACTCTTAGCTAAAATCTGGCCTGGCTCAACAATATCGCCCGGTTGAACTAGCGGCGTGTTGTGTATGAACGACTTACGAGCGGTAGGTCTGTAGTAGTCTAAATCTTCTTTTACTACACTGCCGTTTGGGTAAGCGACCTCAATATAGTCATCAGTTACAGCTAGAACCCGGCCTCTATCTTTAGCCCTGATTGCTCCCAGCTTGGTACCTATCCTAGACTCATAACTCTCCGCGCCACCTGTTCCTGGCACAGCTGCTTGCACTAAAGGAGCTTCAGCTCCTTCCACAGGTAAAGCCTGCTGGGACATTCTAGCGCCCATAGATAGACGCTGAGCGAACGACGCCGACTTCATAGGAAGTATTTGGCTTAATATATTAAAGGCGTTGTCATAGGACGGTAACTTAAAATCACCTTCCCCCTGCCTTACAAGTTGTAATTTGCCGCCTACTACAGCCGAGTCCCAACCTTCTATAGAGCTTGGACCTATAACTAAAGAAGAGTTAAATAACTCGTCAGGCGAGTGTAACTCTGTTTGACCGTTTCCTAGGTTTATAAAATTAGCGTAGAGCTTATTATCGCTACCTATGAACGTAGGATTTGCTACGTTAACGTCTACACCAACTCTAAGCGACTCAGCCGTTCGCACAGGATCTATGAAGCCGAACTGACCTAGATTTACATTTCTAGCTTCAGACGGAGTTGATTGCGTAGAGGGTAAACCACCCTCACCGTACCTAGTTACTTTAGTTATTCTATCTAGTATGTCGGCCGGGTTGGTTTCTTCTACAGCTGCAGCAAGACCTGAACCGAATATTACGCTATTTATTTGCTTGTCTAGATAACCTGACGGAAGATTAGCTAAGTTGCCTTTTTGAGCTATCTTGTACATCAACTGGCGTCTGACGCCGCCGTGATCGTTGCTAATTCTTTCAGCGATCAGATCAGATAGATCGTGGAATGTTGCGAAGCCTGGATGATCTCGGTCGTCCTTATCTTCTTGCTGCTTAGATATCTCAAGTATCTTACTCGTCGCAGCTAGAATTACCTCAGGGCTTAGATGCTCTGTAGGTAAATTAACAGTCTGGCTCAATACACCTTGATCTAAGCCGATGTTATTAAATACATCAGAAATTTTCTGACGCATAGCCTCAGAGTTACTGAGGTCGTCTTTGTTTCTAAGCCTATTAGGGACAAACTTGTCGTACAGTTTATTTAAGGCTTTAGGATCCTGCTTACCGTAGTTTACGGCGGTGAGTTCTTTGCCCCAGACGTCTTCGACACGTTTTCTATCTACTCCTAGTACGTCTAATAAATTAGACAAAGGTATCTTACTGTTACCAATATTAAGTAAAAACCTACCTGTCTCAGGCTCCAAGACGTACCTGTGGCTGGGACCTGTACCTACCTTAGCGTTAACGTGAGCTTCTAGCTCACCGCTTTTACGTACACGAGTATAAACGCCAGGCCTAAGACGCTGTTGAATACCGGAGGCATACCTAGTACCGCGCATGACGATACTTCCGTCATGTAAAACGTGCGGCACGTTAGCTATGATCTGCTTACGCTGATCAACCGTCTCACCGGTCTGAGTATCTTGCAGAGACCAAGTACCTCTCAGCCGGCGAGTTATACTATTACGCCCAAGTAAAGCTGTGGTCTGATCTCTCTTGGTAGGTTGAGGAGAGTCCTCATAGTCTACGTCAGTTAGAGCTAGCTGAAACTTACCGTACTGCAGCGGCTGTATAGACTTAGCCGCATTTAACGCTTTTTGATATACGTTTTCACGCAGAACTTCTGCGTCGTCTACAGCTCGATAACTAACTAAAGGCTTAGCAGGTTGGTTTAAAGTAAGCGCGATGTCTTCGTTATCATTGTTCTGAATCATCTGCGGATACACCTGGCTCTGCGTATATAGCTGGATACTGTCTTTGACTCATTTGAGATAGTCGCTCTAATTGAGCACGCTCAATAGCTTTTGATTTAGATTTAGCCTTGTTGGATTTGTAGCTTCCATAAGCTCCAACTCCACCTAAAGCCAACGCTGCAGTTAAATACAAACCTACTATGTTCCTAGCAGCATGCGAGACGCCTGGAGACACTAAACCACCGTCTGCTACCTTATCTAAAACGTTAACTATCCTAGACGTGTTATCAAAGAGACAATTTTTATTACTAGCTGTTTTAGCCGACTCAGCTAAAGCTGCTTCAAACTCTAGCTCAGCTTTAGCTAGTTCTTTATTTCTTGCGGTTTCCCTAAGTTTATTAAGTAACTTATTAGTAGCGTAGTAACCTCCGCCTAAACCAGCTGAACCAGCCAGTAGTGCCGCCGGCAAGAAAAGAGAACTGTCGGTTAAACCTTTGCCGCCAGAAGAAGTTAGACTTCTGCCTAGCTCAGATAAGTAGGCTGATGGGTTAGTTGTAAAATTTAAAAAATCGCTGGCTGTTTTCTTATTTGCTGAGTCGGTCAGTGCCGATAATTTAATCTTGGGCGAATCAGGTGCGTCGGTATAGCTGAAAAGATTAGGGTTAACTAATCTTTTACGCCGGTTCGACTTTTGTCTTTTGTCTTTTTCTTGACCAAATAACTCTACTCGAACTTCGGATATGTGTGGCTTCTTGGCTGAAGTCTGTCTCTTGTTCAAGCTCTGGAGATGCGACAGTCCGGCTATTCCCGCTCCCGCTGCCCCCGTCGCTAATAATAGATTCAGCAGAAACTTCTGCCTCTCCTCCGGCATTGCCGAAGACCTTAGGTTTTGTATTTGACTTACTGCGTTTTCGAACGACGCCGTGTTGGCTGTCTTTTTCTTTATTGAGTTGAGTAGTTCTGTCTTCATTTTTAAATTTATTTTTTATAAAAGATGGGTACTGTGATACGAGTACGTCAAATTTTTCATACCACACTAAATGAACAAAGACGGCTGGTAGAGCAGCAGTAACTTCTGAGGCTATTTCATACTCTTTCCAAGCTACTATCTCATACTCGCCACACGCATTTAAGGATAATATTTCCTCTAAGGTATGGCCATTTTTGCGTTCTTCAGGTTTTCTTAGATCAAAAAAAGCCTGCCTAGCTATCCTGCTAAGAACGGCAATCCTTGCTGACTATAATACCTGTAATCAAACTCATTCATTTCGGCGCTCTCTTTAGATTAGGACGCCGATTAAGTTAACTGAAGTCAGTGCCAGTGTCTACGCTGTAATTACTAGGTAAGCCTGACCGCTGCTTAACTTGTCTAGTAGCCTCTCTAAGAGCAGCTAGTATTTCCTGGTCCTGTATGTACTTTCTTTCTGCTTCAGCGTCATGATTGTGTAGAGCGTCGGCAGATAATTCTCCACCAAATCTACCAATAAAAAAAGGAGCAGCTAAAGACAGAGCTCCTAAAGGTAGTAAAGCCTTACCACCTGCGGACGCTATTGATTTAGCTAATCCACCAGCAGCGCCTATAGCAGTGTCAGCTGTTCGAGAACCTAGACTAGCTAGGTAAGCTGCCGGTAATATGGTTTTCCAACCTAAATAACCACCAACCGCCGGAGCAGCTCCCGCAGCTGCAGCTGGGTTAGCTGTTTTACTTAAGTTAGAGCACTCAGCTAACTTCGACATACTGTCAGTTAACAAATCTTCTAGCACGCCTTGATTATCTGCTTCCTCTAGAAAATCAGCAATTTCACCAGACAAAGCCTCCATTTGCTTTACGTCTAGACCTATTTTGATGAACTGCTCAATGACGTCTTCAACTTTATTATTTTTACTCATTATTTTAGCCCTCGCTCAGCGTCTTTAGCTTCTAGGTCTGCTCTAGTAAATGGTACGCTAACCTGCGTTTTACGTCGTCGCAGGCGATCTTTAATAGCGTCACTGTTTTCCGGTGGACCTTGCTCCTCGGCTTTAGCTATGACCGTGTTCATAGCGCTTAAAAACCTTTCAAGCATATGAACCTGGTCTCGCAGCTTAGGATGTCGATGAGCTTCTTGCCTTAACCGCTTTAGCTCATCGTTCATAGCTCCATATCTTACTTTAGCAGCACCAACAGATAATTGCTTAAAATCTTCCTTACCATTAGGGAGCTCGTGACTTAAGCAAATTATACCGTTCCTAGCCCATACGCTGAGCGTACCAATCTTAGCTACGTTATTAGATGCTTCGAAAGGCAAAATTAGTCGAGACATTAAAACCCACCATTATATACTAGCGGAACCATACTTCTAATTATACCGGCTGCAGCTCCAGACCGCCTTAATATTTGTTGCGCGTTGTCTGAGACACCGAACAAACCACCTAAGGCTTTTCCTACAAGTAAACCTGAAGCATAACCCGACCCCATTCCGACAGCTACTCTAGCGATGTCATTCGGAGTAACTATAGGAAAGTCATTATAACGCCTACCAGGTAAATGGTTGGCTGACTCAACTAAACCCACAGCAGCTGCTTGGGTTCTTCTTGAGAGACTAGAGGCAACGTTGGGGTCGCCGTAGACAACTTCTTTAAATTTATCTACAGGTATATAAGAGAAACTAGATTCCTTAGTCATAGAGAAGTTGAGGGCGGAATCTGTCATTGGGTGCTTAGCCGCATAATTATAAGCTGCTAAAAGTCCTGCAGGCGCAGAGCCGGCTAAACCTCCCATGATCGCAGCGTTTACTGGGTGAGTAAAAGCATTACCACCGGTTAATAAATTGGCCAAGTTAGCGCCGCCGTAACCTAGGGCAGCCCCAAGCGGGGCTAAAACCATGAGGCTGCCCAAAGGTCCCGGCTTGTTAGGTATACCTAGTATATTTCCTTGCCATAAACCTAATAATCTGCCTAGGTAATCTGCAAAATTTCCTACACTTTTAGGATTGCCTTTAAACTTAATTTTACTGGAAGTTTTTACCAAAGGAGTGTAGTAGCCCTCTAATCTAAGCTCCCTGGCTATGTTTGAAGCAACTTTAATAGCCTCTGGAAAATCGTCAAATTCTCTATTTTTTAAGTCTTCAGCTATTTCGAAGACGAAATCGATAGCTTTTTCCAGAGGTTGAGTCATTTTTAGTCTACTTGAAATTCTATGTTTATACCGTCAGAAAATTTCGACGAATCCTCTAGCTCTGCGTTCCACACAGATAGTCTTGCTCTCTTAGTATCTAAGTCAACGACTAACGACACATCGAGCGTCTCAACACTCCAGGAAAGTTCTATCTCGTTGGATAATACCGTCCCGTCATCCGGAGGATAGTTAACGGAGAAAGCCCTTAGAAAGTATTTTACTTTATCCCTAGCCTCCTTTGATAGTTTATCCCAACCGTAGATATGTGAAAAATCGTTATTAGACACTGCCAGCGGATCCATAACAGTCCTTCCTTAAACAAGAAAAGGCAGGGGCCGAAATGACCCCTGCCTTATTTCCTAACCAATTTAAGCTAGTTTGTCTAGCTTACGCTTTCCTCAGATACACGTTTCCACGCAGCGTCGACCGACTGATGGTCGTACGACTCCACCAACTTGGACCGAACTAAGAAAATTCGACCAACCAGTTCGGCGTTCTTCTGCTCTGTGTCACACGCCTCGCCGATAGCTGTCATCTTCGCAGCAATCTTTGATACTTTCTCTGAATACGTATCCCGCTTTTTAGTCTGAGCTACTGCAGCCTTCACAGTCTCAGTTGACTTAGGTGGCCGGCCCCGACGCTTTACTACGACCGGCGACGGTTGGGTCTGACCGGCTGGTGTTGCCTCTTCTACATGTACCTTGGCCTTAGGCGGCCGGCCGCGCCTTTTAGTCTCTTTCATACTAACTCCCTCAGCTACGAGGGTCCTTTTAACATTGCTTTTTAGAACAGCCGCGTACTGCTCCGAAATCTCAACACCTTTTTCTCGGAAATGCTCTACGATTTCCTTAGGTGTTATAACACCCTTGGTCTTTTTGACCAGAGCCGCGACTAACTCTTTGCGATTAAGACTCACTTAAATTCCTCCAACAACAGTGTCGAACTGACGACGTTCATAAATCTCAATAGCTTCCGGCATCTGCGTATGCCCGTGGATAAATAGCAGGTCTAAGTTGTTAGCGCTATTTAGTAGTGCTTCTAAGTGGTTATCACTTAGCTTGTCCGCGTGGAAAGACAGTAAATAAAGTGGTAGGTTAATAAACTTAAAGCTAATTTTTCTTAAGTTGCTCTCACCTAACGACTCTACAGCTGCGTCTAAATTAGCTTCTAAATTGTTAGCGTCAACCACAAACCTAAAAAATTTAAAAGAGTAGTAGTCTAACTCTGAGACTTTACGCAGTTTACTCGGATCACGTTCAATATTATTAAGAACATTATCAACTGCCACTAGTGCTGTACTGTTGTTTACCAAATCAGCTTTCACTAGGGTTGAGCATAACGTGGCAGCTGTGCTGTAGTTATCTAAATTAAAAGTACTATGCGGACCTAAGTTAGTTAAAAGCTCGAGTATGTTAGTATTGAGCGTCGCGTAAAAGTTAAAGTCGTCTGGTTTAGCTGAGTAATAAGCTAAATCAAAATTAAAGTCAGAGTCTTCAGTTGCGTAAAGTTCTGTGTTAGCTATTAATATTTTATATTTACTAAGCAAAGAATAGAACACGCTAGAATCTTGAACTAGCTTTTTATATTTACTATTTGAAACTAATTTAAATAGCTCAAATAACCTAAACTTGCTGTGCGACATACACTTTACTGTAGATTTAAAATGTCTGCCGCTTTCTTTCATGAATCTAACTACTTCTTTGTCTATCTTCGATAGACTATTTAGAGCGTCTGATACGTACGTTTCAAGATTACGTATATTCAACGACTCACATAAATTCTTACCGGCTTCAGTAACGCCGATGACTTTTATGTTTTCGGGCTTTAATTTAACGCACGCTTGAAAAAACCATTTGTACGTATCTACTGAGTACGTATCATTTATTAGTTTTGTAAGTCTGCTGTATTTAATATAATAAAATGTACTAGATTTATGGTTGTCTAGTACTTCGTTTATTTTGGCTTCTTCTAGAACGGTAAATACATCGTTGTTCTCATTTGAGCTACCGTATAGAACAACAACATCTAGGTTAGAGTTTTTATTTTTTACGCTAACGCTAGTTGGTTCGTACGACCTTACCTTAATAAAATCAGGTAAGCTGCCGTATACGAAATCAAAGTCCGCATCCATGACAAGAACAGTGTGCAATTCACTGTCATTCAATATACTAGTTTTGGCGGTTTTCTTGATACCTGAACAACTAGGTTTTTTAACACACCTAATTAACCCAGCGTTATATATCGTCTCAACAGTTATTTCATCGCTGTCGTATGACTTTACGTCAATTAACTTGAGTTTGCCTCGATAATACCTAACTTTCTCGAAAACAAACTTATAAAAAGTTAAGCTGCGTGTTAGCTTTACGCTAGCGTTAGCGCATACGTTAATTTTACGCAGCGAGTTTACTATCTTATTTACGTCTCTTACTGTAGAGACATGATTTATTTTTAACTTATCTTTATTTAAGTACAAGTTGTCTTCAAACAAATACAGCGCTTCTCTGATAAGATCAGGTATGGCTGTTTTTGGTTTTTTACAAATTACTATCGGACCCGAAGCACTTATAAAATAGTAGAACCCAGCTACTTTAATATTAGCTTCAAAAAAATCACTAACATCATCTACACTCTCGTCACAGAAAAACGCTGCGTCTACTCCGCTGTTTACCGTCACTAAGCTTTCAGAGTTGTCGCAAGAGATGTCGTTTTTAGTGGCTATCGCGGTTACTAAGCTTTTAAATCTTTTATTTAAAATTACACTGTCAAAATTTATATTAAGCGTAGAACCAACCGCTTTTAGCGTTACATCGTCGCTGTTGGTTTTGTAAAGCTCGTTTAGATCTATACCTAAGTGATCTAAGTAAAAAGACAACTCAATGGAGTTTCGAGCTGAATAAGAATATGTATAAACTATACTTATTTTAGTGTGCTGGCTTAAGTACAGTATTAAATTTGCTATAATCTCTAATCTGCTACCTTTAAGTGCAGCATTGTTATATTGATTTAATTTTTTAGTTAAGAAGACATTGATATCTTCTTCGATGTCGATTTCATAGCTACTGAAACCGGTAAGTCGATTTACTACTTCATTCACTGCAGCATCAATCATTGCGCCTCCTAACTATGCTATAAACGTCGAGTCTTTCATACTTTAAATAATACGTGTATTTAGAATCTGTAGGTTTATAGGTTATATCGCAACCCATAGTTTCACGAAAATTACTACAACTGTTTAATATTTGAACTAAATTTTTATCTAGAGAATTTAGTAAAAGCGTTGCTTTATCGTTTTTAAGTTTGGCTTCTAATAACAACCTAAATCTATTTTCATAAAATCTTTTATCTAAGTTATGAATTTTTTTATTGTTAAATTCTAACAATATAGTTTCTTGACCTCCGAAAGGTCTTAACGGTTTTGTTTCTCTTAATAAAATAACAACAAACTGTCTCATTCTTTTACGCTTAAATATATATACGCAGTCTCCGTGAGTTAGGGTAAACTCGTTGAAAGCTGAGCATAAATTAAAATTACTTTGTTTAAGTAGTTTTTTTACGTTAATAGCGCATTTATCAAAATTGATAGTGTTATTAATTTTAATTGTAGCATTTAAGTATTTTACAAAAATACTTCTATTTCTTAAAGCAAGTATATTAGGTGATTTAACGTCTTCACACTTAAGACATACAAGACGACCTACACCGCCACAAAACTTACACCTACTGCGACCACAAGTTCCAAAACTATGCGCGCCTTTTCCATCGCAGTAGTGGCATATATCTTTAAATTTTAAGCCAACGTGCAAATTATCTTGCGTCAAAAGATTCCTCAACTACAGCTTCTTCTTCGTATTCGTAATCATTTTCAAAGTCTCCAGTTGAGAAGAGCACTACATCTACGAAAGGACCGACTTCTGTTCCGCTAAACTGCTCGCCAGATCTAATTAACTTAGTCCACTCAGCATTAAGCCCAAACGGAAGTTCAGGTATAGATTCTTCTAACGACAACTTAAATTTAGTGCCACGAGGTACGTAGAACTCGAATTCAGAGTGGTTAGAGCCTAGCGTAGATACAGACTGGCTAATTAATTTCTCGTCTAGACCAAAAATCTGAAGACCTAAAGCTAAGTTGGTGCGCTTACTGTAGTTCTCTGTAGGTATAACAGCGATATATAAATTGCTCATTTAATTTAACACCGGTAATGAGTTTGAAGACGGCCGAACATTACTACGTAGCCACCTTATTTTGGCAGACTCATAACACAGTCTACAAGTAGAGCAGCTTAGTTTTTCATGATTTACGCTTATACCGCGCTCTATCGGACAGACTAATGATCCGTCCTTAGCTCTGGTCATCTTACTTTTTCTTAACACCCTAAAAGTTAAGTCAACTTTATAACTAGGGTAGTCATCATCATGAACAGCCATGTAGGCCCGACCAATATGTTCATGATAAGGCGGCTCGCCGGTTCCTCTGTCGCAGGAGAACCAAGGAACAACGTTAGGCATTTTACTTAGTTGTAAAATACTTGATATAAGCTCTGGCGAACGCCACGACCTAGTATAGAACGTAAAAGACGTCCTAGGACATTTCTTGACAATTTGCTGCCATTTAATGACGTATTTTCTATCGTCAAAGTCGCCTGACACGTGAATACGTACGTCTCTAATATTCTTTAAACGTATTTCACGAACAATGTCGCTGACAAAAGTGGGCTGCAGCCTAGCGACATTTCTAGAGTTTAGAGAGATCTTTACGTTGCCGTACCTAAAGAAGCCCTTAGTGGCGTAGCATAGTTTAGCGCAATCTATGCTTTTACCTACGCAAGTAATTACCGCAGGTATAGAGAAGTGCCAAATACCGTAACCTAGCTTACTGTTACCTGGTATAAGAAGTTGCTTAGCTGGCGTTTTTTTATGCGCCACTACAGGTACGTATACCGCTTTAATCGCGTCTTAGTTGGGTCGTCAAAGTCTAGACCACTGCTAGGCGCACTTGGTGCGTTCTGAGTTTCTGAACCCATTTGTCCTCCTGAATTAAGAAATTCACTTATTGTCGGGTACTCATTACTATTGTCTAAGTAGCTTTGATCATTATCTTTAGGGTTAACTGCGTCATTAATTGCTGAAAACATAAGATATGCTCCTGCTAAGTTTGATGCGCGTGAGAAATTTTTACCTACTGTTCCACGCCAATTTCTGCCGCCAACATTTGCTGGCGTAGTGCTAGTGCCGGGAGTTTTAGGCCTAAACGCGCTAAATGGGTCACTAGCAGGAGATGCCGTACTACCTGCAGGATTAGCTGTTGGTTTTGGTGGTTGTTTTGGTCTACTTTTAAGCCGACGCATAAAGTTAGTAAAAGTAGGCATACTCTTTCTCGCACTAAAACCAGTAAGAACAGGAGCTACAGCTCCTTGTATCGCTGGAGCTGCAGCAACTCCTCCAGCAGTTGCTAAGGCGCCCGCGCTAACAATAGGACCGGCTTGAGCTGCGTGCGTTAGCGCGTCGGCCGGCACTCTTTGCTCTATCTGCTGTCTGTTCTCAGGACTAACTAGTCCTAGAAAAGAAGCGTTTGGAGCATGCGCTCTTAAGAAATAATCTCTATAGTCTGAGAAAAAATTAGGCTTAGCTATAGGTGAAGGTGTGTTTCTAGCGCTTACTGCGTTGGAATTTGCAAAACTAGATAGATCAGGTGATTGACTTATTTGTCTAGCCGCATTTAAAGGATTATGAGGTGTAGGCTGAGTGTAACCGGGAACCTGCCTTAGTTGCTCAGGAGTTAAACCTGTGGTAACTCCTTGTATCTCGTCACTATGTTTACTAAATAACTTAACCGCGTCTTTAATACTTGCAGTCTTAGTTACCTTATTCTCTTGTAATACTCTGGATTTTCTTATAGCTACTGTTATATGAAATTTGAGGTTCTTGTTACCTTTTTTAGGTAAAGAAGTTAAACCGTAGCTACGCCGCAGCTGAGACAACTCAGGACTAAAAGCTTCAACAAACCAAACTCGTTCAACGCCTTCCCATCCTATAGGTTTAACTTCTTTTAAGTTACCTATCTGAAAATGGTAGCTTTTACCGCGCTCAGAGATTATGTCGCCGCCGCCTATGGCCTCTACTTCTTCAGCACGCATAACACTTATATGCGCGTTGAGCTTACCTTTATGTTTAGGTAACTCTATACCAGGCACGTCTAACGCAGCGTATAGACCGTAGACTATCGCGTTAGGGACTTCTAACAGAACCCAGTTAGAGTCAGATAAGATTAGCTTACCTGATAGAGCTGTAACAGACTTTGGCGTCTTGTTAGCTCTTTTAAAATAATTCAGCGTCGGAGTCTTCATCAGATAATACAGATTTTATTAAAGTAGTTGTATTTAGTGGACTCAGTTTAGTTCGCCTATGCCACCAGACGTTAGACAGAGCTTGATCAACTACAGGCCAATTCACTAAAAGACTGTCGTCTTTATCAGAATACCTGATATTTTTAGGCTTTACTACAAAGTGACTACCACTGTATATGTTTAGTTGATTAAACAAACTCCTGAGACTTACAGGATTGTTTGAACCTATATTATATACACCGCTTTGTAATTTATGCGGATTGTCCACCGCATACATAACTGAGTTTACAGCGTAGTCTAGACTTACAGGAGTTACTAACGCCTCAGGACTCTCTATATGTACATCCTTGTGACGTTTACTTAAAGCAAGATGAACAAACTTAGACAGCTTGCAGGCGTCTTTATTACTGTTACCAGCCGGAAGTACAATAGGACCCAGTCTCAGTACGTAAAATACGAGCCCAGTAGATACTCTGGCTCCTGCCCATACGTCCGGACACGCTATCTGAGTCTGCATAAATACCTGAGACTCTAGCCTAGAGTTAAACAAAGACTCTAAGTTGTCCGTAGAGCATAGGTACGGGTCGTACGGCTCGTAAACAGTACGCTGCGACATCGACACAGCTTGACCGTATACGTCAGCTGAACTTGCATGTACATACACAGCACCTTTACGTCCGGCGTACTGTATGGCTGTATGAGTAGCAGCCAAACTCTGTATATGTGCCTGGTCGCCAGCGTGAGCGCACCTATAAGATAGACCCAGACAATTTACAACAGCAAATGGTTTTTTACTGTAAAGTGAGTCTTTTATTATTTTAGTAGAGTCATTTACAACTCTATCACAGCTCCAGGATATGACGCCTGTATTCGCGCTGCTTACTTTATTAGCTATCTCGCTGCCTAACGGTGTATCTGCCCCTATTACTAGAATAGAGTTAGATAAGTTCATACATCAGCTTTGTAGATGTAGTTACAAACGCGCATGTCTGATTGATTCATATGATGTGATACTCCTACAAAATCGTCAGCTAATAAAAATTCGGAAGAATACACAACCAAACTAGGTAAGTGGAAGTACATCGGCACTTCATACCTGTTTAGAGCTAACGCTAAACTGCCTCCAAAATTACCTCCAAGTTCTGGCTCGTCGTCCATGTACGCAGCCATTAACGTAAGAGTGTGGTTTCTTACAACGAAACAATGGTAAGCCGCCAATGAAGAATTTATTGGATGTCGGCACCAGCCAAAGTTCCCTGTGCACTCAGGCCGTTGCCGCTGCTCATCCGGAAACACTCTATTAGGTGTAAACGGATTCCAAACTCCTACAGAGTCTTTAGGAATGGTTGTCTCGCAATAGACAGGCAACTGTTCCCATAAAAAAGAGCCAGCTCTGACAAACATGAACATGTCGCATTGGCTGGCGTACGCACTAGACATGATTTTTATCATGTCTCTATACAGGTAGTACTCGCTCTTCCAGGTTTTATCCTGTTGAACTATTGTGTCGTGACGTTTATTTATAGTAACGTCAGAAGACGAAGCGACATGTACAGACTCGAAACCTAGTTGCTGCAACTGGGTATAAGTCTGCTCAACTTGGCGCCTAGTCTCACCGTGGACTAGTAATACTACTTTCCACGGTTCTCGTAAAGCGTCTACCTGAGGCATTAAGTCAAGCTTTTTTATACGGCGGTAGGTATTTTAAAAATCTAAGTTTACTAAACTCATGCAACATAGGATCTACACCACCAAAACCCGCTTTAATAGAGTAATCATGTAAGTTATTGTACATAGATTGACTGAATTCTTGTTTGTTTTGGTTTAAAGCACCTCTAGGGTCTAGTAGCATAGATTGGCCGTTACCCCAGGTTTGACGTTGTAAACTACCCATCGCCGCTAACGCAAGACCTTTGTTACTCAGGTTATTGAAACGTCTTAGGGTACGTGGACGTCGGCCTCTCATAATTGCAGGAGCCATCAAGGCTAAGCCGTAACTAAAATTATCGTCTAACGGAAATCCGGTTGCATGTGCCGACAAAACGCTACCTAAATTTCCTACGCCGTATCCTTGCATAGCTTTTGTACCATAGTTCATGACAGGGTTTTTACCTGCCCTAGCCATAAAACTTCCTGCAGACCTAAGTATGTTAGGTACGGCAGATACTACTGCGCACTTCCTGTACAGCTTTAAAGCTTCGTAGTTTATGTCGTTTTTTTGCGGAACTTTAAGATTTCCGAAAGCTACTTTATGTGCTGGAGCCATGTTCCGACCATTTTCTTTAGTATTTTTTTCGCTAGGTTGCTTACTTTTATCTTTAGCTACTTCAGATATGGTTTTACCATGAGTTAAATCGTAGTTAGTCTTAGCGCTGTTAAAAACCCACTGCTTAGCGGGGTTGTTAGATTCACCTGGTTTAGGGTTACGGCGAAGCGTAACGGCTCCGCCTAACAAGTTAGTTCCACCAGGAGTAGCAAAGACGTTGACTGTCACTGCATAAGTTCCGTTATCTTTTTAGCTCCGTTTGCGCTGAGTGCGTACCTATAGCAACCTTTAATGTAGGTTCTAGTTACCCAGCCGCAAGAAGTAATGTAGCCTAAATTATAGTTAGCGGTTCGCTGTTGCCTTCTAGAGCTAATAGAAAATGCAAATAAGAAGCGTACTCTGGTTGATTTGATTCAACTTTAACTTCAACTTCCTCTTCCTCTTCCTCTGCTGGCGGCGGAGGAACTTCTTCTACTGGCGGAGGAACTTCTTCTACCGGTGGAATTTCTTCCACAGGAGGAGCTTCCTCTACCGGAGGAATCTCCTCCGCAGGAGGCTTAACTTCTTCAGTTACAGGAGTAGGCATGGGAGCCGATTCTTGAATTTCGCCATCCACGGGTAATATTCTCTTGCGTCGTCGTTTCATCGATATAAACCTTAATTACATACCACCGGACATCATGGCAGCGCGAGCTTCCGTACCCTGCTGCCTGCGTATCTGACTCAACCGCTGCATTACTACAGCATGGAAAGTCGGGTTCTGCTCTCTGAGTATCCTTATTTCTTGCTGCCTTTGAATTTCAGGCATCATAGATAAAGTCTCAGCCAAAGACATAGCCGCAGGCTCCCACTGCTCAAGCTGAGGAGGCGGCTTTAGTCCCTGCGAAGGAAGCATCTGAGCTGCTGGACCTTGAGGCATAGGTTGGCCGTCAGGTCCTACTTGCTGTTCTTGAGGAGCGCCAAGCTGCTGCATCAAAGCAGCCGATTCTTGCTGCTTCATCATGTCGGACTCCATGCGTTGCTGGAATTCCTGACGCAACTTTTGTTCGTAATGCTGCTTCCACATATCATCGCGCAGCGAAACGCCCAACCTACCAAGCGGCTCGCTCAAGCTGATAGCACCGGAAGTAGCCAGCTGGCTCAACATGGCAATGGTGTTCATATCGTCGACCAACTTCAGTGGCTGGTGACTTACGTTTACAGGGTCCCTGGCGCTTAACTCACATATGCGGTCCACTGCAAACTGAGCAGCATCATTTATTATGGCTACTAAAAATGAGTTTTGAACTTCAAACAAACGCATACCCATAGGGGCAGCTTGCGCCGATAAGTTACCTTTATAAAGTTCGACAGGCAACCCAGCTGCATCAACTAAGTCTTCTTTAGTAGCGTTTATCATTTCTGACGGAAACAACTGATTAGCTTGTCCGCCTAAAAACGAAGACTGAATAGGCTGACCCATTGCGTGCCACCTAGTTTGGTCAAACCTATGAGAAGCTAATATCCTGTTAAAGTTGCGTTGAAATTCAGCTACCGGTTGAGCTTGGTTAGGAGACATAGCTCCGCCCATTGTCTGCTGAGACACCGGAGCCGGCGAGACTATTTTAATAGGATGATCTAAGTCTAAAGCTATAGACTGCACAGATTTTCTTAAAAGCTGCAGCATCCAAGCTTGCTTATGTAATCCAGTTACCCTAGGTAACCCCCAACCATTATTTTTTATCCCAGATAGCGTGGGCTCGTAGGCATGGAAAACTCTATTTTTATTAAACTCAAATAGTTTTCCTTCCTCTATAGCCTTGAGCATACCCATGTCTAGAGTCGACAAGGTATAAACATCGCTCTTCTTTACAGCTTGTTTAATAGTGCCTGGGATATTCCAGTAGATTTTAGTCTCTTCAGGTACTTCGTAGTAATCTATTACGATGTTCCTAGGAGACCAATGCTTGATGCGAAAGTTCTCAGGCCGAGAATCTCGCATATCAACTACTTTAAAGATTTTCTTACTATTTAAACCACTGTAACGGCAGCTAGGTGAGCGGCATTTTAAAGAGAAGCCGTTTTTAGAGTAGCTAAAATTATGGTCATGAGTAAGCTCTCTGAGCCTGTACCTAGTACCACAGTCGGGGCACTCAAGCCAACGATCAACCGGAGCGACAACGCTCATAAAGTCGTTGCCGTAGAACATTATGTTGAGTAAAGTGACGAAGGCGTGCATCGGCCACTTTAATTTAAGCTCTACAAGTCTCTGCCAAGACTTCTCATCGCCTGGATCTAATGGCCTGTGTTCTGGATCAAGAGACTCGAATTTTAACGGAGTAACAAAAGGGCTAACTAAACGCCTAAAAGCTTCCCTGACTTCAGGAGTCATAAGGAAGCTGAACTCGGACCAGTCAAATACTTCGTCTAACGTACGCCACACATATGTAGATGTGTAGTCTAAGTAAGGCGACGGAAACCTAGCCTTACCTAAACCGCCGCCTGTAGAATTTATATTTCCACAAGCAGAAAAAGACATACCTGTTGCGTTGTCATTCATATAAGTCGCTAGACCTTAAGAGCTAGTCTTTTTATCTTGCTTAACTAAGTCCTTAGCGACTTTTTCGGTAAGCTCTGCCGGAATCTCAGACGAACGCTTGTTGCTGCCACCAGCGCAGCCGCACTTACCGCTTGAGCACTTTTTTCTCTCGGCGTACTGCGGAGTAATGTCTTCTCTTATTACGGCGAACTTATCCATTATTAATCTCTACTACTTGCTTAGTGAAAAATATCATAAAGAAGAACACGCCGAAAGAAAATTCAATAGATCCTTGATCTGCTGTAATTCTATACTGATTACCTCCGTCTACCAAATCAAGGGATATGGTAGCGTCATCGAAAGGAACAGCGCTGATAACGGGCAGCTGGTCTATAACGTCCTCTCCTCGACGCTGATCGGTGACCGTTACAAAAAACTCCGGCTCACCTGTATCTGGGTGAGACATAAAAATGGCGTGATCTACCTTGTACTTATGCCTAACCTTTTGCGCGTCTGGCGCAAAATAGTGCATGTCGATGCTAATAGACGGCTCAGACGGCTCTAGGCTCAAGCCCGGTATCTTAAATACACTACTTAAATCTAGGGGTGCAGTGTAGCTGGCAGCCGGAGTAGATCTACGTACACTCTGAGATATAGACATAGGTTTACTTTCTTCAGTACTAACAGTAGCAGCTTTACCGTGCTGTCTAACTAACTGATTATAGATTTCGATGGCTATGGAATTAGGTGTATAGATAAATCATTAAAGTCTTTGCTTACCTCTAATTTAAAAGGAGCAGAAGGCCCGTACTTAGGTAAATCCGTGCCGTCGATTAAATCTCTAGAATTCATCTTGGTAGGTGGCTTATAGTCAGACGGCAGCTCCTCGTCGTCCACCATAGCTTGGTCTAAGCCTTTTACAGCATACTCTGTAGAAAATTGCATATTAGTTCCAATAGCTAAAAAGTAGGCGGAGAAGGTTAACTTCTCCGCCTACTTTACACTAAGTAAGCACTTTTTTGTAGTGCTTACTTTTTCAGCTTAGAGTGCCTGAACACTCTGACATCGCCGAAATCAACATAGCCGTCATCGTTGAAAGGGAGCGGCCCTTTTCCCAACGATTCTCCTTTTACTAACACCTTTTCGAAATTCTCCATCTTTTTCGAAAAGGCCAATCGAGCAGGGACCATAACCTTGTCCCCAGAGAAAATGGAATTCTCCAGCATGTAACAGTCCGAAATGCGCTCTAACGCGCGCTTGTCAGACTGAATGATGTCGAGGTCTTCCATACTCCTGACGAACCGGCCTACTTGCTCGCCGGCTTCGTACAGCCTCCCTGGCTCTACGTCTATAGATACCAGTCGGCTGTCGAAAACTACTTCCTTGTAGTGTTTAGTCCTGAGCCGGACGGTCGTTTCGTCGGCATGTGTGATGTACCTAGAGCGGTGCATCACCCGGACCGGCAGGCCGCCTTCGATAGCCTCCAGCGCTTTCTCTTCCTTCAGTTTTAACGCCATCCCAGGCGTCAAAGCGTTTGAAGGAAGGACGTAGTACCAGCGGTAAGCGAACTGTTCTTTACCGTTGTGAAGAACATTGTAAATGTGCTCCAGCAACTGTTCTGACTCAGTGTTGGTTTTTTCAGCCTGGGGATCTATGCTGAAATTCTTACCATCGTAGTACTCCTCTACGATGTCTAAAATTTTAGAGAATCTCACGATTATCTCTCCTTTTTTAACAGAGGTTTTCTCTGTGATAGCTGCCTCAATCGGCTTTGTGACTGAGTATACTCTCTCAGCCACTTCGAACGAGAAGTCAATCTCACCCTCAGTTACCTTCATAACTCCATCAGCTGGGCTGATGATGCAGTTATTCCGGTAGAACTTTCTCTGTTTTCCAGAGAGAGGTTTGTCCATTTTCACGGACAGCCAACCCTTACCGGGTTTCCTAATCTCGCCGAAGATCTCTTCTTCGGTGAATATAGCTACAACCAGCTCATTAGCTTGGTTGTTATCCACCGAAACGAAGATTTTTTCGGCTTGGGAGTTGCCGCTGTTGGTCCAGTCAGCGACAAGTTGTCTGGCGTATTCCGTGCACATAATTTTCTGCCCTTTCCTAAGGTAACTAATATAACTAACGCCGTAACATCCGCTGCTTTACTTAGATCAAAGTAGCTATGATCTAAGTAATTCTTACTAGTTAGCACCCAAACTTTAAGCCGACCGAAATCGGCTTTTATGTTTAAGAACCGTTGAGATAGCCAAGCCGCGTTGAAACTAGGTTTATCTTTGAAATAGTCTTCTAGAGTTACATAGTCAACGCCGTCCAAATCATACAGTTTTGCTCCTTTCTCCTCTGGGGCAAAAGCAAACAGAAACTCTCCAGAAATCGAATAAGCGCTTATTCGATTATTTTCTTTAACTAATCTGTCGACATCAGCAAGCTTTTTTTCTGGAATACTTTTTACGCTTTTTACAGCGTAAATTTTTCTAGGGCCAACGCTTGCTAAATCTAGGTCGATAGTTTTAATTGTCTCACCTTCTTCGATGACACAATAAAACTTGTTTTCTACCGAGTAAAAAATCTTTATGAAAAAGTCTTTTCCTTGGTAGCAGATAGCTTTATTAAAAAGCTTCTTTTTGGCCTTTTGAATTATGGCCGCTAACTTCCTGTTAGCTTTAGTTTTCGGTACCTCACCTAACTCATACACCTGCGTCTCCTTTAAATAAAAAAAGGCCTGCTAAAAGCAGGCCTTGTGAGAGCGACACCGCATTAAAATATAGCGCAAAATGTTAAATAATTAAGCGCTAGAAGAATAAGTCATCTTCGTCACTAGATTCTTCGGATGTCGTTGTTTCAGTATTTAAAGGAGATTTAATGATGCCACTTATTAGTTGATCTTGGCTCGGGTCGATGTATTCATTACTTAATATCCTGACTCTGTCTTCGCTAGAGAAGACTAGGTGTGGATCTAAGTAATTACCTGACGAGTGAGTTATAGGTATACGACTACCTTCAAACACATATATACGCACATCATCGGGTATAGACTTACTTATATGTTCGCGCAGGTGCTTTACTAAGCTTTCCCTGTCTTCGAACATGAGGCAAGACGGAGATATTCCTAAAGTCGCTATAACGGCGAAGAACTTTTTACCTACCTCTTCTTCTTGTTCTTCTAACTGTTCCGCCGATTTGCTTAGCTGCTTCGATGACTTTCTCTGCTGGACTTGCGACCCTAACACTTTTAATTTCATGGGACTTCTCTTTTACCACGCCCGACAAAGTACCCATAACCACTCCATTGAACACCTGAATGTTAGGTGCCGAGCTGTTAAGAGGCACTACGTATTCGTCTGCGCATTTTGCGTTAAATTTACTAGCTAGTTCTTCAATAACTTTATCTAAAGCAGCAGCTAAAGCAGCTTTCTTGTCTTCAACGTCCGGTACGGCTACAGCTGCCGATACTCCTAACAAGAACTGAACAACTTCATATGGAGGTCGCTGTTTAGATTCCATGTAATCCACCATTATTACTGAACTTAGAGCTATTTAAAATACCTAAAGAATCGTCAGGAGCTACACCTTCGATAACAGCCTTGACAAAGTATTCTGACTTAGGATCAGCTAGCGACTGCTTTACGGTTATTCTAAAAAAGGTCGGCAGACCAAATTTCTTAATACCGTGGTCTCTAAGTATTATACCCCAGAACTGACTATTAATTACAAATGCGTTTAACTTTATACGCAAGTCGTCGGCTCCGCTGTAGTGCTTACTACTAGGAGCCAGAGGGTCAGCCATATCCAGAGTCTGTACGCCGAAGTGTAATACGAACGAATTTTTAGGGTCTACCGGAGAAAATGTTTTTACGTTAATAGACCCAACATGCTCGGATACTGTAGCCCAGTCGTCTTTCTTTAAACCAAATATTACGTGTGAACTTAAGCCAAGGTGGCGTCCAACCTTACCTAGCTCTACTAATTGATAAGGGGATTCCCAGTAATACATCTTACTGGGAATCCCTACAGCTGACCTACATACCATAAGTGGATCTACGTAGTTATTCGACATAACTACCGCAGGTACGTACGGTACAAAAAATTCAAAGTCCTCAGACGCCTTGACTAGAGAACAACCTCTAGCGCCAGACATTTTAACCAGTTCGATTGGATCCTGTTTATAGTCAAATCTATCGACGCCTGAGCCTAACATTTAAGTTAACCTGTGATTCTTAGTAATTCTACGAGCACACTAGCCCGTAAGCCCTAACAATATGGTAAGCCATAGCCACACAAACTTTTCCTTGATCTTTTCCAGTAAGATCCTTACTTAAATTCGAAGGCATATCAGACTTACTAGCTAAATCAAACCAAATATCCCACGCCGCTTTTTGCGGAATGTAATCAGACTTAACACCTAACAACGACCAACAGTCCACCCTATTAGCATGGCTGAGAGCGGCTAAGCTCGTCAGACCGTTCCTAGCAGCGTAGTGTCGTATTAATCGTACAGTGAAGTCTACGTCGAAACTAAACCAAGTGAACTCGCGCGCGTTAACTCCTTTAGCGAGCTCTTCCATTTTAGCCATAGCTTCTTCTACGTTTTTAAATTTAGCAGGAGAAGCTTCACCTGCGTAGTCTTTCTTAAAAAAGTATGAGACATCGACAGTCTCTGCTAACACTGGATTAGCGTTCAAACCGTCTAACCAGGCTTCGGTCTTCTTTTGGACGTAATCTTTGATCTTGATAGGGTCAGTATAGTTCTTAGGCGCTGTAAACTCAGGTGGATCAAACGGCACGTTACTTGGAGATTGAGTGCTGACAGCTACGATTCCGTAGGAGAACATAAAAGATCTTTCTTGAAAACAGAAAACCAATGTGACAGTAATGCTGCTTCAGCTAGATTGTCATCTTTTATAAAAACACTGTTACCAGGAAACATATCACAGGCTAACTTGCAGCTGAGCTCTTTATCGCTAGTTAAAGACATGTCTCTTTTCCAAGTGACGGGAGAGACCATATAGAAATTAACTCCTGCAATCAAACAGGAGTCTCGCCAGAACTGCAGGCAGCCGCCTGTAGATAGATAACTCTTAGGATGGTTAAAGCCTGGTCTTTGCTGGAAATCTTCTATTACTAGTTTTATACCCTTAAAGCCTAAGTTTTTAGCTTTTATGTCAGCTGCGTCTAAGTGCTCTAAGAGCTTGACAGTATCATAGACTGATACTACTTTTTTTACTTCGGTTATTTTTTTTCTTATCTTTCTGAGACTATTAATTTTTACATTGCGCTTAGGAACTTTAAAAATGTACACAACTTTACCAAGGTGGGTAAACGCGCAGCCTCCTTTGAGACCTAAGTCAACACCACCTGGTAAATAGTCAGACATTTTTTAACTCTTGCCAAGCTGTAATGACTTTACTAAACGGCCTATCTTTTAAATTAATCACACTATCTAACATAGCTTCAGCTACCTCTCTGGTTTCAGCTTGAGCGTCAGATTTAATGCGTAAGTTAAATAGATGTAAGTAGGCCAGCAGACTTCCAGTCCAGATAAAAGTAGTGTTCAGATTTAAAGGCAGTATTGTCCTAGCCTGTTCTTTAGACACACCTAGTTCTAGTAGTTTGTTGTAAGTATTTCTACATAAGTTAATTACGTTATTTTCTAGTTCTCGGCAAGTTTTTTGGTCGTCGACTTCGCCCTCGCTACCTTGCTTTGAACTCGTAGACTGCTTCCTCCAGGTTTTAATTGAAGTGTAAGAATCACTAAAGTCAACATACCTAGCGCTAATGCTGTTGGCCGACATTCCAACTTGATGCTTAAAAAGCTGGCGCTCTACATAGACAGGACAGCTTATCCTGAACTGTAGCTGTGGATGCCTTAGCGGACTAGTATGTTTACGTTTAATTAAAAACCTTATTAACCGCTCATCCGAATAATCCAGTATCTTTTTATACTTATTAAAAGATACCCTAGCCGCATTAACGACCATAAGGTCGTCACCAAAATACCCCAACAGCTCTACCATTTATCTAGCGCTCTCAAGTATAGTTTCTTCAACTACTCGGTTGATCATGTAGTTGCTGAAGTCAGCGCCTTTAGCGAACAGCACAGCTTTCTTAAGCCTGTTTACAGCTTCTACCTCAGGCGTAACGTTTTCGTTAACTAAACGCATTAGCTCCTGAGCATTACTGGCGATCTTTCCAAAAACTTGGGAAGGTTCGATACCCATACGCACTAGCTGCCTGCAGGCTACCCAGAACCTTGCGAAGAAGTACTGGGACACCATAGCCATATACGCTACACGCCCAGCTGGGTGCATGTTAGCCCAGCCCACGTTGTTGAGCGCGTCTAAATAAGTCATATCCTCAGCCGTACCATCCGTGGCACGCTGGAAGAAATCGTGAATAACTTTAAAAGCAGCTACTACGTGCTGCTCAAGTTCTTCTTCAGTTAAATCGTGCGCCTTGCATATAGTCTTAGTTAGCTCAGGCCAGAAGTCCGTCTCAAAGGCGGCAGCTACGTGGTCAACACACTGCGCGACCATAGCCACCACATGGGCGTCTGGGCTAAACCACTGCGTGTCATCGCCGTAACCCTTAGGCTTGACCATAGTGATCTTGTTGAAAAGTAACGAGTCTAGTTCTTTTAGCTTCTCACTCATACTTTCATCCTATTTAATGCGGTCATACAAAGTTAGACCTAGTCTGCAGCTCTGCCTACCTCTCGAGCAAAGTAGACAGTCTACTATCTGCTTGTCTTCGTGTACACACGGACTAACTTCTCTAAACCTAGCCTTAGTTAGCTTAGTGTTAGAATACCTATTAGACGGCGAAGCATTTAGCTGAGTTATGTCCTGGCCTTCTTCTCTAGGTACTATGTGTATTAAGAGTTTAAGGCCTCCCAGCAGTAGCGGAGAATAGCTGTAACTAAACCTCAACCTACCGACTAAGTTTCTAAATAATATAGGCCCGTAATTATGTGGCAAGATTACAGGCCTAACAGATCCAGCTAAAAAACCGGTTAATACAGTTAAGTTCAAAACTAATTTAATTCTATTCTTGCCGCCGTAATTTTTATCTATGTTGACGGAAGTCACTTTAGCTAAAGCAACGTGCTCTTTTACTTGAGCTTTAGGAGATACAGAGTAGCCTGAGCGCATTAGCCTAGCGTTGACCGCTAAGCGCCAAGCGATGGCTCTAGCACTACCTACACTCAACCTATGACTAGAAAATAACTCCGGCGCTGAAGCCATTAATACGGAGTCATAAGTCTTAGGAAAGTAAACTTTAAGATTAGCTATAGTCTTAGATCTAGGTTGATCTGGGTCTTTGTCTACGTGATTACTTTTAATATATCTAAAAACACTTAAGGCTAAATATCTAGCTTTCTTAGGGATGGTAGTAAATTTTAGAGTTTTATTTTTTTCGTTTGTCACTTAATCTAGCCGCTCTCGTAAAGTGTTGAGGTACGACTTCTATAACATCACCTTTGTATAATTTAGACGGTTTATGTTCTTTAAATAAATAACGGTATATAGCGGTCTGAAGAACTTCCAGCCCTAATGGCTGGTATTTGTCTCCATAATGCACTTGATTGCTGTTTACAAAGACTTTTATTTGATTAAACATTACGTCTAAACTCGTAATGTCTACGCCTGAGTTTAAGGCGTGGGCCACTATACCAGCGAACTCGCGCAGAGCATTTAACTCATTAACTTTTAGATTGTCGGCTAAATTAACTTTCTCACCAAAATTAAATCCCGCCCGCAGCCCGAAAGTAATATCCGAGCTGCCGGCGGGAGCGTGACAGTAGTAACCAGTAAGGTGAGACTCGTCTCCCGGTATTTTCTGACCGGGAAGAATCCTACTGCTTTTGGGCTTCTTCGACTTCTTCTTCTTCGAACTCCTCGTCGTCCTCGTACTCTTCGTCGTCCTCGTACTCTTCGTCGTCTTCGAGTTCTTCATCGTCGTCGACTTCTTCCTCGTCTAGCTCGTCGACTTCTTCAACCTCTTCTTCTTCGTCTTCATCGTCAGCTAGCAGTTTAGTAGTCTTTACGAAATCTTCGACCGACACCTCCTGGTCATCACTGACCTCCTCGACATCATCTTCGAACGTGTCGTCTTCTACCTCGTCTACGACTGGTTCAACTTCGTCTAGATTAGCTGCCTGCGCCTTAACAGCCGCTGCCTTATCAATAACAGCCTCCAAAGACTGCTTTTGCTGGTCGATAATTTCAGCTAGGTCGTTCAGACATAGCGCGTAATCTTCAAGCAAACCGAACAGCTTTTTACTAGACTTGCCTTGAGCCAGCTCCATAACCCTGGAAGCAAACTCTGCCGACATCACCCTAGAAGTGACCTCGTTAAACTTGTCGCAAAGCTTTAGACCGGCGTTAAGCGTCGGAACAGGTTTAATGATTAGCGACTTATCCGTGTCTCCAGCTAGGTTGGCGATGACCTTATTGTCATCGACCATCTTAGCGACATCGGTAATAGGCAGACCCTCCTTGCAGGTCCGCATAATAATAGCCTGCCGCGTATCTTCGTCAGAGACGCGAGAGAACTGACATAGGTGAGAGAAGGTAATACGATTGTATCTAGAGGTTTGCTTAGAGTTATACTCGATAAACTGATCCAGGTCTTCGCGCGTAAAAGTCTCAGCTACCCGCACGTAGTTAGATACCTGGCTAGACGAAAAATTATGTCTAGACGCTAGCTGCTGCAAACCCGACGTGCCGTACGTCTGAGGATCTTCCTTACAGAACAGCAGTCTTTCTGCGATAGTGAACTCAGTACCTAGCTCAAGCTTTCCTAGCTTTCCCTTGGCCTGCTCGATTTCCTCAGAAATCTTTCGCAAAGCCGTAGGCATCGTCTTCTCTGCGCTGATACGTCTACTAACCTCAGGTGCTGAGGTGTCCAACTGTACATCCGTCAGAGAGAGACCCTCGTTTACTTCTTCAGTTTTCGCCACATCTAACTCCTGTGTCAGGCAAAAAGAAGTTGATACGCTAGGCGACTAGCACTAACGTCTTGATCTAACAAGCCTACAGACTTCAAGGCGATCATCAAGCCGAACATATCGTACTTGGAGACCTTCCTTCTTGAGGCCAAGCCCGCAAGATCCTCTAAGAACAGCTCTCTTCTATAACTAGAAACGCCCCCCTCTGCTAGCCAGCTAGCTAGCTTTTTCTGAAATTTTTTAGTCAAGTCAACCTTGGAGTTAAGCACAGTACTGTTCAAAGCTGTATCTATTTTTTGGCTAACTATGTCTTTTGAAAGCTGCCTAGACTGCATAGTGTCAGACAGGGCTGAGACCTTCTTTATCAGCTTAGCAGCAGACACATGATTGATACGTGTGTCCGGGTAGAATGAGTCTAAAGCGAAGCCCTTAAACTCAGTGCAGTAGATTAAATTAGCGAACCGAATAGCTCTACCAGATACTTCTCTGTTTTGAACTAAAAAGCCACGCTTAAATGAACAGTTATTTTTATTTAAGAAAGTTTTTTCGGATATAAATATGGCGGTCATGTCGCGACCGTACAGAGAGCCTAGTACGAACTTAGGCTTGTCTGCCATAGAGTCAGCTAACTCTAATGCCTGCGAAAATATTAGTTTATTTCTAACTATAATAAACCTACGACCTATATGACCGTCTATTAAATTAGAGTCGTTGCTAACTATAAACTTAGTACCTGCGAGTTTGTTTAAGTTAAATTTAACTACTCTATTAAAAGTACCGGCTACGTACTTAATTAAGTTGCCGTACTTATCTGAGTCGAAGTCTTCTTTATTTTTTAAATTATCAACGTGATCTTTGTAATTTAAAATTAAAAAAGAACTTAAACCAGGCCCTATAGAATTACCTACCTGTCTGAAGGCCGGATAAGAGTACGTGTACCTATTAGCGACTTTACCGTCAGCCCCGATGCACACATTATTTAAATCAGATATGAATAGTGTAGCTAAACTTTGATCTGATTTATTAAGTATTTCTGTAAAGTCGTCTAACTTACTTGAAGTAATATTTCGGTGGCTGACGAATAAAGGCTCATTTTTATTTTTCGCCGTCATTGTAAATTGCTTTGATCAATTGTTTTAGCGGCTCAAGTCGCATAGCTGGTAGGTTGTCCGATACTCTCACGCACATGTAAGAGTAAGGAGCTGTCGTGTTAATAGCTGCCGTATGCAAGCACATAAGATCAACCATATACGGCCACCTAATTAGCACGCCTATAGGACTTTTCCTTGAATTAGAAGACTTTCTAGACTCGATCAGCTCCCGGTAGAACTTGTACTGAGTGAAGTTACTCAAACAAAACACCTGCCCAAGAGACGCATTAGCTCTGAGATTTTCGTTAGGAGCACAAACTAAATCTAAAGGAAACTCAGGTACATGCTCATAAAAGTCAGATAGCAGCATTAAGCCAGAGCCGTCTTGAGACCTGGCTTTAGCTATCTGCTTAATAGCTTCAAAATCCCTAATAGGAAGCTTCATAGCCGTAACTAGTGTTTTTACGGCTTCGTCCTCTAACCTCTGATATCCCTGCTGCTCAAAGGTTAAATGCCTGCGTTGCTGAGCTTCAGACTTATATACCATCAGACATCATCCAATATGTTAACGGTTTCTTCGTCGAAAGAGTTGCCGAGAGCATTGTTTATAAAATCGTCGTCCTTGTATAAACTTGCAGCTTTTCTAATTTTCTCAAAGTCTTCGCCTGGTTCCCACAGGCAGTTGTCATGTATGCCGAACAACAGCCTTAGAGAACTCATAGCTTCCGGCGTATCGTTAATCAGCTTACCTATCTCTGAAGCCGTGAGCGGATCAGAGGAAGGAACACCTAAGGAGTCGCTGCAGAAGTTGCCTCTGCCTAGATCCCTAAAATGAAAATAGTCATCCATCTTAGTGCGCCAAGTAGATTCACTTAACTTAGTAGACGGATATAACTTTCCTTTTTGGAAATCACACAGCAAGCGAGTAGTTGCTTCATTCCACTGCCACCTGGTTATCTGACGCATGTTACCGTCTTCACCCTTACGGTGACACCAAGATACCCAGGCAGACATCTTGCGATTGTCAGCGCCTATGCTGCTCTTAGCTATCTTAAACTGAATCTGTCTACGCTCGATCGTACCTGACCCACTAGGACTTGGGTCTAGGTGCGTAGATTTAGCCTTACGGTACATGTACACAATTAAAGATACCTGAAATTTAACATGCGTGCCGCCAGGCGTACGTTCTTCAGCCGGCTGGTACATATTCTCACCCGGCTTAATTTTTAAGTGATTGACAAATAAACCTGTAATAGGATAGGGACTTATTTGTCCGGCTAAGTACTTTAAGTAATTAGTTAAGCTTAAAGCTTCTAACGGAAAAGCACGGCCAGCACTGCCGTCCTTATCAATCCTAGCGTTGGTTTCAGATAGGCTAGCGCCAGCAATCGAATCGACAGCTAGAAGAACTGGGTAAGTAGCTCCAGCTGGTATTCCGTTGGCCTTATCGCCTGACACCATCCCGTCGATAATACTCTCGGCTCTAGTTTTTAAGGCTTTCTGCCATAGAGACATATCATTTATCATTTGAGCGTTGATAGCGTACGGCCTATCGTAGCCCAAAATACTCATAGCTAACGTCTGGCTATATTTACTTTCCGTGTTTATAAGCTCCATCCAGCCGCCGTTGTCGCAAAATATGCGACCGAGCTCGTAAGTAAATAAGCTCTTACAAGACATTCTCTCGCCGGCTAACTCCATACAAACGCCGAGAGGCATCACTCTAGAAGAAAATAAAAACTGCAAAGGAAACGGCAACTCAAAGCCGATAATTAAAGGACTATCACTAGCATCTAAACAGCGTACCTCTACGTTGCCACGTTTTAACGAAGACTTATTTAGGCTTTTCACGTCTTCGTTAAACGAAGATCGAGCTAACTTAAGCCTTAAAGAATGTATATCGCCGTCGTTTTCTATCTTTTTCTTCGCCACTGCTAAATCCTTTAACACCAAACCCGGCCCCTAAAAAGGGGCCGGGAACACAACACAAACAGCTAAGACGCTAGACGTTATCTTCAGAACGGGATATCGTCAGCAAAAGTACCGCCGGCCGAAGCCTTACGCTTCTTCAAGACTTTCTTAGTTTTAGGAGCAGCCGGCGGCTCGTCTGCATCCATATCCGACAGCAGATCTTTAATATCTGGGCCGTCTTCATCTTCTTCGTCTGAAGACGCAAAGATGGCATTAGCTACACCATCGCTATCGTCCTCATCGTCAGGCCAGTCAATGAGGCTGTCCTCGTCGTCTTCGATAGTCGACTTAACTGTGTTTTTACTACTTACAGTTTTTGGCTTAGAGTTAAACGACTCATCATCGTCGCCATCATCTAAGTCATCGCTCAGATCGTCTAAGCTTTCGGCTCCCGCGTAGCGATTATCGGTAGCTGCGACTTGCTTACGAGCGTTAATAATGCCTTTAACTTCGTCCGTGTCTAGGTAACCGAAGTCAGCTAGACCTCCGAGATACAGCAAGTAAGGCTGGTCTTTAAAAGCCAGAGCCAGGTACTTGACGATCTCTTCGTGAGTTGGAACGTGGAACAACTCACCCAGAGGTGGATAGTTATTTAAAATAGCGTCGGCGTGCTTAGCCATATGCTTATTAGAGACCGTTACATCTCTACGAGTCTCAGGGTGAGTTAGTACGAACTCGTCCCTAATAACAACTTCGTAGCGACCGAAACCCTCGTTAGACTTGTCTGCTCCGCCTAAGGCTTCGTCAGCAGACAGCACGCTCTTGTTGGTGCGAGCCTCAGCGGTAAAAGTTTCCGCCGAAAACTTACGCGTATCAAACAACATAACTAACTTACCGTCTGTGAGCGACGTAAAGTCGCCATGATGGTAAGCGTTCATGTAGTCAGACGTATCAACATCTTCGCTCGCAGGTATGTTAGCCTGCTTAAGCAGCTCTACACCAGCCGAGCTGGATAGGCCCATAATTACCGGAACGTCATCTTCGTGCGTTCCGTTAAAATAGAACTTACCATCGTGCTGCCTACCGGCAAACTTATCACGATGATAAATAGGAATAACGTTCAAGAACGTAATTCTCTGGTCAGGCCTAGAGAAGGCTTGACTCTTCATGTCGCTAGAACGGCCCGGCATCAGCACAGCGATCTCGGCCGTCGAGATCTGCCTATTTACGCCAGGCACCTTTACCAACCTAGTGGTCGAACTTAGCCGACGCAAAGTCCTAAACATAATGATGTAAGGATTCTGCGCCTCATCATAGTCCGGATCCATCGGATCGAACAAGATAAAACTCTGCTTACAGTCTTCGTTAGTGCCGATATAGGTGGCTGTAGGTAGCGGACAATACCAGTCGTTGAATCCGTGTAGCCCTTCATCATACCTGTAAGGTAGAAACTTCTTCTTGCCTGACTCATCGTCAATAGCCGGCAGTACTTTAACTACCGTAGGCTGGGAAATCTTATCCCAGTCAGGCCGAATGTATTTTACTTGCGCATTCTTAACGAAGAAATGCACACCACTCATCACAGTAGAAGGCTTCAAAGAAACAGAAGCTCTACGGCCTTTTCTCAACTTCGCCATAGTAATTCCAATCAAGAACAAAAAAGCAAAACAGGTGAACCATCAACTCTAGCTAGAACATTATTAGTTGAGCATTTAATACTCCAAATCTTTTTCTCCTTAATTCTAAGCTTACTTACATTAATACAACTATCTTTCTCTATAGGCTTAAGCGCGTAAGTACCGTTATAGTTGTCTACTAGCTTTAAGCTTTTACCAATTTTCCGTTTTCAACTTTATAGTATGTATCAGCTTCAATGCCATCTTCTCCTACATATCCCACCACTACACGGGGACGTTTATTTTCATCAATATAAGCCAGTGCTAT